AGTGGTTGGTACAGACAAAGAGGAGTTGGACAAGGCTATTGAATTAGCCAAACAACGAGAATCTTCAATTAGACAGTCTCTTGAGGATCAATTGAGAAAAGAACTAGCAGTAAATGTACCGAAGCCTATCTCCCCAAGTGGAGAAAAAACTACGGTAGCTTCTGCAGATCGATATTCAATTTCTAAAAAGAGCGGTCAAGACTATTTGGCTATTCGCCAACAACTGATGGCGAAGGCTTTAGAATCAATACGCAGATAAGAGAATACTCTTAACTTTTAAACTTTCTTATAAGGAGAAAACCAATGGCAGTATCAGGTGTAGACACCCTAGCAGGGGGTACAGGCAGTGACGTTGTTGCTTTACCACAAGCTTTATTAGACGTATTTAGTCTGGATATTCTTCATAAAGCGCAAGCAGTAATGCGTTTTGAAGAATTTGCAGTACGTAAACAAGAACTAGAACGTGCTCCAGGTGAAAATATCAAATTCACTATTTATGATGACATCACTCGTGGTGGTCAATTGGATGAAAACGATATTTTGTCTGCAAAAACAATGAGTGCAAGTCAAAAAACTATCACAGTCACTGAATGGGGTAATGCTATTCAAGTAAGTGAAAAATTACTTCGTCTTTCATGGGATGACGTGATGGCAGAAGCAGCAACTCTTCTCGGTCGAGATTTTGCAGTAGTTCGTGATTTAGCACTTCGTGATGCGGCGTTAGATACAACAAACGCAGTTTTTGCAGGAAATCGTGCAGATCAATTTGATCTTCTTGTTACTGATTATCTTGATATCGATTCAATTCGTGATGCAGTTGAATTGCTTCAAACTAACAATGCTCCTAAGTTCTTTGGAGATTACTATGTTTGTTTCTTACATCCTCACCAAGCGGCTCAATTAAAGCGAGATCCAGATTGGGTAAATGCCCATCAATATATTGGTACTCGAAACTTGTTTACAGGTGAAATTGGGCGTTTTGAAGATGTGATCTTTATTATTTCTACTCATATGCCAAATGGCGCAGTAGCTTCAGGAAGTCCTGCTTATGATGCAACACTTATAAGCGGATACGTAAACCCAAACGATGCAGCAGATTCAAACGCAGCTCCGCTTTACAAGGCGGCACTGTTTGGTGATCAATGTCTCCACATTGCAGAATCTCTACCAGTAGAGCTTCGTGATAATGGTGTTGAAGACTTCGGGCGTAAACATGGATTAGCTTGGTACTCAATCTTTGGTGTTAAGAATCTTCTACCTGAATACTCAGTAGTTATTACATCTGCTTAATATAGGAATTAATTATGACTAAGACAACTAAGACAACTTCAAAGAAAGCACCTCGGAAAAAACCTGAGGTTGTAGAGATTGCCGAAGAAATTGTAGCCACAGTAGTTCAACCTAAGGTGGAAGAAACCAAGAAGATTGCTCCCGAACCAAAGAAGAAGGAAGAAGTTGTGGAGGTTGCTTACGTTAAAGATAAAGTTCCTAAAAACATTCGTGTAAAAGCAATTCAAAACGCTAGAGGCGTATTTGGAAGAATCAATTACGAGATCAAGGCAGGAGAAGTTTACGAGCTTCCTGCGAATCTTGCAAATTGGCTTATGTCTTTGAATAGAGTGATTTAAGGGGGTTGCAATGGCCGACATTAACTCAGTTGTAAGAAGAGTGAGATCACGAGTCCATGACGTTGTGTCTCAAGACAATCGAGAGGACGGCAGGCCATTGTACTTGGATTCATACTACATTGATTCAATTGAGTCGGGTATGGGTCGGTTGAATTTAGACTTAGATTCAACATATACAGTAGCATCTCTTCCAGTTAAGTATGAATACTTACTGGAACTAAGATCTACAGTTAACATGTGTTATGTTCGGGGAGGGGAAGGTGCATCGGGAGATGTAGAGGACTTCCCCAACGTGCCAGATGCAATAGTGTCTGTTCCACAGTTGTCTGTACAAAGACAACAGATGCCATTAGAGGGGCCTAAATATTGGCTCAAGATGGCAGAGAAGCTAGACATGGAGTATCAGAACACTTTAGCTCGGTTGCAAGATCGAGGAGATGAGGGTCCTGAAATTCAACAATATGTAATGTCTAGGATGAGTCTAAGGACAGGCCGAAGGATGCCCTATGTTTATGATAAACCCATTACACCCCCTGACTTTTCAGTGGCAATTGTGGGTAATAGGGTTTCTTTGGGTTGGGGTATTGTTTATGATGAATATTTCAGACTGTATGAAGTTGAAAGAAGTACCAATAGTGACTTTTCAACAAAATCTGTCGTATTCACAACAAGTGATAATCAAGTTTCATCATTTAGTCAAAACCTTACTTCTGGTACATATCACTACAGATTAAAGATCACTAATTCTAATGATCTTTATTCTTACACTCAATCTTCATCGGTAGTAGTACCATGAAGAGTGTCTTAGATGTCGCAGAAAAGGGCGTAATAACAATTCATAAGACGTACGGTGAAATCGTGCGCCTTATGAAATACATGCCTAGTGCAACGGGTGGCATCTACAAGCAAAGAAAAAGACTTTATGAAGCACCATATGAAATATTGGCTAAGGTCAATAGAGATCCAAACCCAGAACAAATAAGTAAAATTGGGGAATCCTCAGAGCGTAATGCTCATATAACATTACCTGTTCGTTTTTTAATTGATTTGTTTGGGAACTCCACACCTGTCAAAGAAACAATTACATCAAGTGATTTAATTGTATTTGACAATAGAGTATGGAGAATAACGACATGTGCATTTACTGGCAGAATCGGTGATCGACCTTTAATAGTCGAACTTGAACTTAGAGAAAAACTAGGTGAAAAGGAGTCCGATTATTATGGCCGCAGTTAGATCATCTTTTCAGTATGAAGCTAGAGGACTTTTTTTTGGTGTTAAAATTAACCGTAGAGGTCCGAATTTTAAGAAAGCAATAAAAGGGGCCTTACCGTCAGGTAAAGAGTTCTTAGACGACATGTCTAAGCTTCTAAGGAACAGGATTGAATCAAGGCTTCCTCGTTTAAAACAAAACCTCAAAGATGGCTCTCCAGGGGCAATTGGTACAATTCAATTTGAATCGACTTCACACGGTAAACATAAACCGCACAAAGATATACCAAACCCGTTGAGTCTTATCATTGACCATGGAATGAAGTACAGGGTTCATGGTCGTTTAGGTCAAATAAAACTTGATGTGACGGTTTACAACTTAAGGAAACGCCAAATAAATTTTCATAAAAAAATGGGCAAAACCCCTAAGGTATCTACTGTTCTTAAACGATTTGATGAAACTTGTCTTCCATACATAAAATCAGGTAATATGACAAAAATAGCAGACTATTGGACTGCAAACACTTTTCGTGCATTCAATCGTGATTTGAATCGGTATATCAAAGACAAAAACCAAGCGTTCTTAGAATCGACAGATCAGTCCAAGGCAGGTGAGTAATGGCGGTTTCAATATATCAATTAGAAGACGCTTTAGCTAAAACGTATGCGGGGAAGATTCTTAAAGATCGCAACGGCAGAGACAACTATGTTTCTGTTTTTTTAGATTACCCCGACATCGAAGAAGCTAATGAGCAAAGGTTTCCATCTATTTCACTAGTTTTAGTTAATATGATACCCGAAGTATCTATGTATGATAGTCAAGAGAAATATACTGTGAGCAAAAGAACAGACCTTGATGTACCAGTGATTCAAGAAAGAAGAGTTCCAGAGTATTATAGATTAACATATGAGATTAATACTTATTCTCTTTCTGCATTTGAAGACAGAGAATTGATGCGATGGGTTGAGTCTAGGTTTTCTCCAAGGGACAGTCTACTCGTTGGATCAGACTATTATCACTACTTTAGAGAATCATTTAGTGTAAATGATGATATTGATATTGACACAGTAGTGTATAATAAGACCTGGACTATATCTGTTGTTGCAGATATTGAAGATACTGACAACGACCATTTAAATAAAGGTGTCAGAGAATTCAAGATATATTCTAATGTTGTTAAAACAAATTCTAAAATTATTCCTTCTGATGGTGAGAATGAAACAATATATAAACCCTACGCCCCAAAAGGTTCTGAGACTGCTTTGGGTGCAGAAAAAACAAGGCACAGAATCTTCTCATTTGATGATCAAAATTATTGGTTTCCTAAAAAGTGAGGTAAACAATGGCTTATACTAGACCTGGAGTGTTTATTGAAGAAATACTCACTCCTGAACAATCCGGAGCAGGCGTATCAACTAGCGTTGGTTCATTCTTGGGTATTACCCAACGTGGCCCTGTAGATAAAGCAATTTTGGTTTCAAGTCTGAACGACTTTGAACGAATTTTTGGAGGGCCAATTGATGGAGAACCTCTATATTATTCTGTGCGTTCATTTTTTGAAAATGGTGGAGCAAGTGCTTATATTGTTCGACTTTATGCAGACGCATCAAATCCTGTAGCAGCAAACACTGTTTTGGATAATGTTTTGTCTGCTGATTTATTAAAATTCAAAGCAGGATACAGAGGGTTGGATTCATTTGGCGAGGCAGGCAAGGACTTGTCTGTTAGAATTAGATTGTCTAATAATTTTGTTTCTCAATACAGTGCATCGAGTTCTATTGATGATGTCGTTGCAAATGCAAACTCTGGTGATACTTTACTAAAAGTAAAATCTATTCAAGGCATCCAAGAGGGAGCAATTATTAAAATTATTGAAGACGTAAGCGGCACTCCAAGTGCAACTTATGCGGTTGTTTCAGAAACTAACTCCACAGTAGTTAGTGGAAATGTTGAACACTCCCTTGTTTTGGCATCCGGGTTAACAAATACGATCACTGCTTCAGACTCTAAAATTGAAGTTCTTGAGTATGACGTTGACGTTTTAGATTCAGATCTTCTTGTTTTAGAATCTTGGAATACAGTTTCAATGAATCCAAATGCAGATAACTACATTGAAACAATTATTAATGATTCAGAAATTGGGTCTGTTTATATTGTAGCAGAAGACCTGATTCCATCAGGGAATTTGAATAATGCTAAAGAAATTAGCAACACACACGTTATTGCAACCCATATTAATTTATCATCTGATGGCGCATCAGAGACAGTAGGTTTTTTATCTTCTGATGTTATTGGAACTGAAGCAAACGCACGAGGAATTTATGCACTTTCTGAGAAAGATAATGTAAATATTCTTTGTATTCCTCCGGGCACTGTAATTACTTCTTCTCTTTTACCTGTAATTCAAATAGCAATGTTGAATTACTGTGGTGATCGAATGGATATGTTTGCAGTACTAGATACTCCATCAAGTCTGAATGCTCAATCAAGTGGAGCAGGGTCTGTTGGGGAGTACCGTAAAAACACCTTAGGTGTTGATTCGTTCTGGGGAGCTTTATATTATCCACATGTTGTTGTTAAATCTAAAGATGGCGCTTCAAATATCACTCTTCCTCCTAGTGGAGTTGTTGCAGGTCTTTACAGTCGTGTTGATTCCATTTCTCCTCCTGAAGGTAGTATCGCTTCTGCTCCTGCGGGCTTTGGTGATTTTGGTGTATTAAAAGGCCTTGTTCGACTTGAGTCAAACCCAACTGAAAAGCAGCATGGCGAATTGAACCCAATTGGAATTAATTGCTTACGTAGACTTAATAGAGCAGATGGTATCTTACCTGGGATAGTAGTTCTAGGAGCGCGTACTCTTAGTAGTAAACCTGATTTCACTTACATTAACGTACGTCGATTTATGACTTTTATTGAACAAAATATTAAATTCTTAGCGCGTCCATCATTGTTCAGAAACAATGGACCTCAATTATGGCAAGAACTTACTGATAGTTTCGAAGGATTCTTACGTGGTTTATTCAGTAGAGGCCAACTTGCAGGTGAAACGCAAGAACAAGCATTTTATGTTAAGATTGATGCATCATTAAATACTCCAGATCAAATTCAACGTGGTCTTCTTGTTGGAGAAATCGGAGTTGCAACTTTAAAACCTGCAGAATTTATGGTATTCAAATTTAGCCAAACTTCAGCAGGAACAACTATTGAGGAGTAATAAGCAATGGCTACATTAACCAGTGATATCCTTCGAGGATATAAGTTTTCTGTAAGTTTTGAACAGGGATTTTTCAAGAGAACAGCATTTCAAAAAGTGACGGGACTTAAAACTTCTGTTGAAGTTGTTGAATATCGAGAAGGTAATATGGCTGATCGAATGGAGAAGTTCGCAGGCATGATGACGTATGATACAGTTACTTTTGAAAGAGGCATCTCTAATGATGATGACTTCAACCAATGGATGAAGAAAGTGTGTGATGTTACTGGAGGAGGCACTATCCCAAATGGTGGAAGCCCAGAAACAGGCCTTGATAGCTACCGTAAAAACATTACAGTCACATTACATAACAAACAAGGTGGTGTAGCTAAGAAGTACATACTTCTTGATGCATTTCCTAGCGAATATACCGTGGGTGATTTTGACGCTACGTCTAACGATGTTGTTATTAGTTCATTAAGTATACAACACCACGGGATCATAGAGACAAACGCAGCAGGCTAGGCAAAGATAGACTTTTCAACAAAATAAGGCAATAATAATGATTGATCATACAGATAAAGTTATTTTACCCATCGGTTTAGAGATAGATGGAGTTAGATATAAAGAAGTAGTTATTGACGAAATGACAGGCATTGATGAAGAGAACTTAACATCAAGAAAAATTCGCAATAATGGAGCTAAAGCTATTTCGGTTTTATTAAGACGTTGCATTCAAGAAATACCAGGCCTTCTTGAAAGAAAAAGAAACCCTATGGATTTAATTCCAGAGAAATATGTACACGAAATGTACGTTGCAGACAGAGATTTTTTAACTCTTTCAATTCGCGCTCTAAGTGATAAATCTCAATTTTTATCTACATTAGAATGTCCTAGTTGTTCGCATGTGGAAGAACGCATGATTGATTTCAATGCAATGGACGTGTATGAATGGGATGAAAGTAATGTAGAACTAGAAATTGAATTGCCTCGTGGTTTTTTTAATGTTGAAACAAGTGAATACTGTAATAAAGTCATTTGGGCATTTCCAAAAGGTAAAGCACAAGAAGGAATTGCGTCATTGCCAGAAGGTCAAATGGCAACATATATGATTGCGTCAGGCATCAAGAGTGTAGAGGGACTTAGATATCTTCCTTCTGATGACGATGTGCGTCGTCTTGGAGTTCGTGATCGAAATGTTTTTGCAAAAGAAATTACAGATAATACAGTTGGTGTTGACACTAAACTAGAAATTATCTGTGAATCTTGTGGAAACGAGTTTGAGACGGAGGTTAATGTTATGGGTTTTTTCAATTCGGGAGAGGGGGAAAAGAAGAAGAAAAAAAGTGGGAAAAATGGGCGAAGGAAACGGAAAAGAGCCTAATTACCACTATTGTAGCCCTTGCCGAGAGATGGGGGTGGTCAAGATATGATATACTATCTATACCTAGCCGACAAAGAGAGGTCTATTTAGAACTATTTGAAGATATAATAGACAGAGAAAAAGAGGCTACTAGAAATAGGAGATAGTATATGTCAACAGGCGCAATAGGTATTAAAATTGATATCCAAGGCCAACAAGCCCAAAAGACGTTAGATCGTTTGTCTGGGGCTTTTGAGAAGCTTGAAAGATCTTTAAATAAAACGCAAAAAAGTACAAAAAAGACCACAGAGGGCATGAACACTCTTAGCGATCAAGGGATAGCAAATATCCAAGCAGGTCTTGTTCAATTAAGTACATATTTGTTGAACTTATCAGTTTCTGTTGATAACACTTTTGATAAGATGTTAACTCGATTTAGAAAAGTAGAAGATGCATCAAATCAATTAAAAACATCCTTAGGTTTGCCAGCAATGTCGGGGGAAGAGAAAAAACGTGGGTTGCAGGATTACGCAGAATCAGAGAAGTTAGTAAAAAAATTAGCAGCAACAACACAATTCACTGCAAATGAAGTGTACGATGCTTTAAGAAACTTAACTACAGCGGGATTTAAGCCAGATGAAGCAAGAAAGGCTTTAGCTCCTGTGCTTAAGTTTGTCACTGCCGCAGGAGGTCAAATTGGGTTAGCACAAGGAATAGAGATTGCGAGGCTTTCTGTGCAGACTATGGGAGAAGATATTAATGACCTTGAAACTAATTTAAATATTTTAGCTAAAGGGACAAGTCAGACGGCAATTGGTTTTAAAGACCTTGAGGCTTCAATGGGTGGGGTAGGTGCAGGTGCGTTAACTTTTAAGGGGGAAGACCCTGGGAAAAGATTGTCTACTTTGTTTATGATAGCAGCAGGACAAAAGGCAATCGGTGCAGAAGCACGAGGGTCAGGAGATATGGTTAGGCAATTTTCTAACTCTATTGGTGGCCTAGTGGGACAGTTGATTGCATATGAAAGCAAATTAGAGGGAGGAGGAAAAGCTCGGTACTCTGCTAAAAGAGACATGTTATTTAAAATGTTGGGTGTAGACAAAAAATTAGATAAAAAATCTTTAGCTAAAAGACTACAAAAATCAGTTGGTAAGTTAAGTGCAGAAGAAATAGACTTTGAAAAAGTTCAACTTGCTAAAAAAATGCTTGGAGACACTGATAAGGACGGCAAATATGTCAAAAAGACAGCATCGGATCTTATACAAATATTTGTTGATAGATTTAAGACTTTAGAGGAGGTTGGTGGTGGATTAGACGCAGAAGCTATATTTAAAACAGGTTTTGGAGTGGAGGCAGGCGCTAAGATAATTAAAGGTATTGTTCAACTTATGAACAACAAGGGTGTGAAAAAGATGGAGGAATTGAGCGGGAAAATACAGAAGCATAATGATATAATCACAAAAGCTCAAGACGAGTCTTTAAAGACATTATCTGCACGTATAAAGCTTGCAGAAAGTGCAGAAGATGCACTATCGAATACGATCTTTGCAGAAGACAGTATGTATAAAGGGTCCCTTGATACGTACACTGCAGTTATCACTGCTTTGAATGAGATTGTTTCTAGTAATAAAGGGCTGGCTTCAGGTATTTCTGCAACAGGAAGGGCTTTTCAAGCTTTTACTAAAGTAGGAACAAATATGGGCTTCATGTTAACTGCGGCGGCAACTTTCTCCATTGCTTTAAATCATGCTCAAAAAGCAACAGGGAAGACAATAACGACGCTTGGCGGGACACTTAGAGCATTCCATGCTCAGTTCTTAGCTCCAACACTGAGAGTAGTATTTATGTTCACAGGTGGGATTGGGTTGCTAACCATTGCTTTCTTAGGTTTAATTAAGTATTTATCTGATGCAAAAACCTTAGGTGGAGGGCTTGCTTCTATTTTTGATGGTTTAAAAACAAAAACACAAGCATTAGCAGGTATGTTTAGGCTTGCTTTTTCTACTAAAATGGACGGTGGAATAACTTCAGAGATAAGTAGATATTTAGATCTACAAGAAAAAATGAAATCGTTAAGATTAACTAACGATTTGCAAACTAAAGTCAGTTTTGATGGAGAAAACTTAAATCTTTCAGAATTAGAGCTAAAAGAGCAAGAATTTAGGGATAAAATTGGACCCTCGGCTGATAATGCAATATCACTATTAAACACAAAAACATTAAAAGGCTTAACAAATTTTGTTTCTCAAGTGAAAAAGACTTTTAATACAATATCAACAGTTATCTCTGCAGCAATGGTCCCTGTTTCATTAGTAATGGGCGCAGTTTTTGAATCCTTAGGTTATATGTTCTATGTAATAACATTCCCAATCAATGCAGTTATACGAATATTAAATTTCTTTGGTAGTGAAGTTGATGAGGTATCTGCTACTTTAGAAACACTAGGCACAGTCCTTGGTGTTGTGATGGCAGGATTTCTTTTATATAAGACAGTCTCGATGGCAGCGGCATTGGTTTCTACAGTATATAATGGGTTATTTGGGACAATAACAAGGGTTGCAGGGGCAACGGGTAGGACAAATCAAGTATTTAATAAACTCAGAATGAGTAAAGCTAAAAACATGAGTATTGCAGACCAATTGAGAGTTCGGCTTACTATGTTAAATGCAACCGAAGAAAGACAAGCTCGCTTAGTTGAAAACCTCAAAAATAAGTATAATAACTTAAATGTTGCACAACAAGCAGTACACAATAGAACAAGTGGACTGAATACCAAGTTCAATAATATGATGAATAGTGGAGGGGCGGCAGTTCAAAATGGATTTGGAGCAATACAAGGTAAGATAGATGGAGTGTCTGGGAAATTAAATAAAATTGCAGGAGTGGCAGGTATAGCAAGTTTTAGCATGATGCTTTTGAACGATAAAGTTTTTGGAGGGAATGAAACCTTCTCAATGCTTAGTGATATACTTTTGTTCGTTGCAGGTATTTTACCTCTTCTTTCTGCAGGCTTCTTTTCAATGGCAGGTGCAGTTTTAGCCGCATTATGGCCAATATTAGCAGTTGTTGCTGCCATTGGAGCGGCATATGCTATATTTAAATTATTTAGTAGTGATGATAAGAAGAAAAAGAAACCTTCATATTCTTCTGCAAGGTCTACAACAAGTGAAACAGTAAGTCCAAATACTGCTATGTCTCAAACTGTTTCACCGATATCTCCGGCAAGCCCAATGACTTCTAACGCATATGCAAGTCCTGTGACCTCTAGAGGGTCAGGTGTTGTCAACAACAACACAAAAACAAGTATAAATCGAGTTGAGATCAAATATGTTGCCAAAGGCCATCCTTTGGACAAAAAGGAATTCGATAAATTTGGCAAAAAGATCATCTCAACTTTAGAAAACCCAAGATCAAATGACAATATGGGAGCAGTAGGAAGATGAATCTTAAGAAAACAACAAAAGGGTCTTTAACATCAATTAATGAAAATATAGGTCAAGCATCTGAGCATAAGATTACTTTTATGTTTAATCCTACATCATTTACAGAGAGCAGATCTGCAGACTACAATTTCTCTGAATCTCAAGGTCAAATATTACCTTTATCTCAATATGTGAAGGTAGGAAACACTAGTTTAAAGTTTTCTTTATTTATGTTTAACCATGTTTCTTTAAAAAAAGAATTAAAATCTTTACGAAAATTAACTTTACCAAAACGATTGTCTCGCTTCACATACTATGAGCAAGTATCTCCACACAAGTATTTACTCTCTCTGGGGGGAATCGGCGCTTTTACAGGAGTGATCCAAACATGCGACATCAATATACTTAGATATCACAAGAAAACATTAGATCCCATACATTTAACTGCAGATATTGAGTTTGTATGTGTTTCAGTATCACTATCATCAGATGTCTCCCATTTGAGGCAAATAACAGAGGAGTAATACCATGGCAGGCTACGATAGAAGTACAAGATACCTTGAATACGGATTGATGGATAATTTTGAGTATTCAACTGATGACCGTTCTGCTCATTCAGTACCAAAGTCAGTTAGACTTGTGACAAACTTTCGGTTTACTGCATATGAATCAGAAGTTCAAAGAGTATATCATGTAGTGAAAGAGGGGGACACAATACATGAGTTATCTATTAGATACTTTGGTGATCCTAAGTTTTGGTGGTTTATTGCAGACTATAATTCAACAATTGATTTTGATAACTTAAAAGAAGATCAAATAATTAATATTCCTCCTTATTCTGAAGTAAGCGGGTACTAAAATGGGTACACCAAAAAAAAGGTCAAGCCAACCAAAAACTAAAACAAAGAAAAGATTGAGAAAAAAGGCCAAAAAGTCGGAGTTTTTTATCCCAGAAAGAACGAATCTTGATTTAAAAGAGCTATCTGGAGGGCAAGATGATTTATCTTTTTATAGTCTTGTTGGACACACTAATCTTGATCCATATGCCTGGATTTCATTAGATAATGAAAACGAGTTTTCGGATTTTTATAACTACTTTTCAGTAAGAAGAGGAAAAAAACCTAATGTCGCAGGAATTGTTTCCCTAGTCTACAAAAATGAATACAAAAAGTTTCCTACTGTTGAGTTTGAATTTACAGAACCCGATTATCGGAAACTAAGAGTAGAGAGTTCTATTGGAGGTGGTGGTTCGGAATTTACTAAAAAATTTACATCAAAAAGAATCGAAAAACTTAAATATGGGAAAGTTTTCTATATTAGATTTGGGTATGTATCTTCACATGTTCAGTATGGTCCTTTTACAATAATTGAGACTGATTTAAAATTTGAACAAGGAACTGCAATTTGCAAAATAAAAGGCAGGCTTGGTCATAAATTAAGGAGTGTTAGTTCTGTAAAATATTTCTCAAATACATCCCCTTTTGACATTGTTAATCAAATGGCAAACTTAACTGGACTCCGTATTAATACTAAAGATTTATTAGAAGATGAATTAGAGGAAATGAGACAAGAACGCATAGATGTTTCTTCTCAAGAAAATGTGGGTAAACTTCAATTTGATGTGGCAAACAAGATGGGTTTTGATTTGTATTATAATCCCCAAGACAATTCATTACATTTCGAAAGTCCGTTCAAATTAGAGTTACTAAACAAAGGTAAAAAACCATATAAAATGAGTTATGGTTTTCCCTCTTCATCCATAGATGAGATAGAAGTGAAAGTGCATCGCCCAAAAAAAAGGAGGCGCCCCACAGGTGGGAAGCTTCCTATGACACACGGCAAAAAAAAGAATGAAGTTTTGATGCTTGAAAAAAAAGCAAGATCACTTATTCATGGAGTAATAAAAACAGATTTAGGAACAATAGTACCCTTATCTAGTTATTCTCTTTTAGTTTATGTACAAGAAGGGGTGGAGACACCAGCAGGGAACACCCCTGTTCAAGGTACAAAAGAATATTTAGAAGAAACTTATAAAAACAGTGATAATATTCAATATCAAATAGAGAAATCAGGTATAGTCTTAGCAAGACAGAAAAAAGAGTTCTATAATATATACGCAATAGTTAAGACAGGTGAAGAATTAGAACAAGAGATAATCACTGTAAATGGAACTCAAAATCTCCAAAAAGAAGTCGGTGATCCTAATCAAATAATAACAGACGTAAGTCAAATTAAAGAGACAGGTATAGACCAATATTCTGTCACTATTTTGAGAAAAAGAAAAAAGTTAAAAAAAGGATCTAAAGCAAAAAGCCAATCATCATCTGTTTTAGAAGGTAAAATTACTGATACTATTGATATAGATAATAAAAGGCTTACAAAAATAGGTGAAGTTAGATTTAAAAATAAGATAGACATTGATAGTGTGTACCAAGAAACAAATCTTCCAGACAGTCAAAGAAGCAGAAACATTAAAGCTTACAGGAAACTTAAGAGAAGAGAGGCTCAATTAAATAAAGTTAGTGGCAATTATGTTCGTATCATCCCACAAGATAAAACTAGGTTTGCTTTATATTCATATCTTGATGAGAGAGGTAATCCGTTCAAGGACTCTTTAATATATGCAGAAGAGGACGGAGATGATAAGCAAGCTTTTGAGTATGTGCCTGCAGCAAAAAATAAACCGAAGACCCTTGTCTCAAGGCAAATTAGATCAAGAGCAAAGGTTGTAGGAAAAAGAAAAGAGTTAAAAATAACTCTTAGGGCAGGAGATTGGACAATGGAGTGTGGACGTTTGATTGAACTAACTGATGTGTATCACGAGTACCGAGGATACTATTATGTTTATTCAGTTGAACACGAAATTGGATCAGATGGATTTCATACAAAAATTGGTTGTAGAGTAGCAAGTAAAAGATTAGTCAATAATGCCAATAATCCAAATACTGTTCAGGGTACAAGAAAAAACAAAGCAAAAGAAGCTCAGTCTCCTGAGCGAAGGAAAGTAAAAGTATATCCTGTGAGGAAGTTAACTCCTGCAGACCAAAGAGTGATAAAAGAACAAGAAAAAGGTCAATTTGATAGGTTAACGAGAGAGCGGTTAAGGGATGAAGGAATTCTATCCTCCGATAGCTTTGAACCAGGAAAAATATACTAATTTTGAGGAAAATCAATGATTCAATACACAGATGAATATGAAACTAAATACAGAGATCGTTTTTTTGGTAAACGCAGAGCAATAGTTGAAAACAACAACGACCCGAACAAGCTAGGCAGAATAAAAGTTAAGAACCTAGAGTTGTTTGGCAATAGTGCTTCTGCGTGGGCTTCTCCATGTTTTCCTTTTTTTGGTGGACGAGACAGTGGATTCTTCTCTATACCTCCCGTTGGGTCTTGTGTTTGGATTGAATTCGAAGAGGGTCTATTAGATCACCCTGTCTACACAGGGGGGTATTTTCCTATGATTGATGATGGCCACAGTAGCGACGGTTCTCCGATTGAGGAATCTGAGGAATTTCAGTCTGCGGGGTCGTCTGTTCCTGCTCATGCAAGGGGTGAGTATGATGGGTCAGATTTTGGTGGCCTGAAAGGAAACTATGGTTTACCTCCTTCGGAATATGAGGGGGAATATGGAAAGGTGACTTTGCTACAGACTCCTGGGGGGCATATGTTAGAGTTTGATGATACTGAAGGCGGAGAGCGTATACAAATTCATCATTCAAAAGGGGCGCATATAGAAATACTCCAAGATGGAAGCATTAATATTGTGTCTGAAGGAAACTTAATTACGTATGCAGATAAAATATCAGAGACATCTGAAGGAGACAGGGAATCAAGTATAGGGGGCAACAATTCCTCAACCGTTAATGGTGACTTTTCAACAACTGTTGATGGTGGAGAAAAAAAGAGTGTCCAGGGAGAAAGTGAAGTAGATGTTGGGTCTTTTTCATTCAAATCAAATTCAAACTCAACATATCAAACTGATGGTGTGTTAAATATGAGTGCTTCAAATTTAATGAATGTGTCTTCCGGTGGAGATATTAATTTTGCTTGTTTAAGTGATATGTTTTTATCAAGTATAGGTGATTTTAGAGTTGTTAGCTTAAATACACTAGAACTACTATTACCAGGTGCGCCATACGTAAGCCCATCAGTTAATGTTATCGGTCAAAAAGGTACAAGTAGATTTGTGAGTGAAGATCCTTTGGGTGTCTCGGTTTATGGTATTGAAGCAAGAGGAGGGGTAGGTGGTCAAGTTTACATCGGAAATCTGGGAGATCCGTTTTCAACATCTAGTTTATCGGTTGGGCCGATACCTTTGGTTAAAGAACCAGTGGTAATGGGACTGCAGTTAGTTTCATATCTTACACAACTAAATGTTATTCTTGGCACACTAGCATCGGGTTTAATTGCTACTCCTTTTTCTTCGGTGTCCGGGGCAGGAACATCTTTACTTACAGGTATCGGTGTACTAACCCCTCAAATTGCAACATTAAATACAACATCAGCTTTTGTGAGTCCATAATATGTCTAATAATCCACAACCACCACAAAGTCCAGAAGACCCTGCATACCAACAACTTGAATATGCACAAAAAAAGATATTCTTGGAAAGTTTTTTGCGGCAAGAAATATATGATTTTGAGTATGAAAATGGAATCCCTGATGAAGAAGACCTAGATCAATTAGATGATGATTTAAGTGAGTCAGTTATTCAAGCTGTAAGAGATTATGCAACAGACATCTCAGATAATTACTCTAGGATAATAATTAAATATATAGATCTTATGCTTGAGGCAAGAAATCTATAATGAAAAAGCTATTAAAAAAAGAAGTAGAGCATCAGATCTCTCAGATGGAAAAAGCAGTAGAGCCGATTTGGGATCGAAAAGGCATGACTGCAGAAGAGTATGCAGAGGATTTAGAAAAAAGACTTCTAAACGCACTTTCTATTTTGAAAGATGGAAAAGGAGATCGTTCTCTAGTAAAATCAACAATCAGAGATACGCTTGAATTTATTGCATGGGGTTCTGCAGTTAATGAACTTCAAAAAGCTTCGCAACTCTTAAAAACAATACTAAGAGAGGACATTAAATATGGCACTGCAAAGAGGGATAACTAGAGAAGATAGCTTTAGAGAGGCACTTGATCAAATACCTTCAAACTTTAATCTATCCTGGGGAAAAGGACTTAATAAAGAAGATTTTGAAGATACTTTTTTAGGTGCAATCTTTGATGATCTTGCAGAAGCAGGCCAGCTTGCTGCGGGCTTTATAGATAGTACAAATGCAATTCTTGAAATTGTGTCTGCAGCAGTTCAAGTCACACTATTGAATTTAGGTATCGTAGTAGATCTTTTCGAAGGAGTCCTACTATCTTTGAATCTTCTTTTAGATACATTTAGAGAAGCAATCACTGGAATAAGTGCAAACTTTCTTTTTCACTTCCCATCGACATACAAATCGAGGAGAACTCCGTCTGAGCTTATGTATGATATAGGTATGTCATACCTAGACAAACAAGATAAGAATAAGCCTGTATCAAATTTAAATAACTCTGCGGCAGTTGTCGTTGCAATTTGGTCTTTGCCGAATATTGCTAAGTTAGATGAAGTTTATCAAAAACTAAAAAGAGCAATCAAAGGTCTTCCTGTGACACCGATTACTGAATCGCCCAGGTATAAAGAAGGTCTTTTTTTAGATAGTAAATTTGTTTCTGAAGGAACTTCTTCTAAACCAGATTGGAAATATGGACTAGATTTAAGTGACATTGGTGCATTTAAAAAACTTCTCAATGGCATTACGAAGCTGATGGGACAAATAGATACGAAGAGATCTAATTTAAGTAAGTATAACTTTATAATTGATTTAGTTATACAAAGACTAAACAAGATTTCTTTAATAGCAACAGAGTTGTCTGAGACAATTGAAGCATTATCAACATTATTGAGTCTTGGAGACTCCACTGGCGTTTTTGTTTGCAAAGGAAAAGGAGATAACCTTGATTTTGCAAAAACACTAATAAATGCTCCTCTTCATCCAACTTATCCAAGTGCCGATTTTTTAGAAAGTGTAGATTTAAATCAGCCTGGCAATCAGATTAATGCAGACCTTGGAAGACAATCTCTGTTTTCTGGTGCAATGGCAATACATTTGCAAGTAGTTGATGCATCTGAAGATACTTTCAACGCAATTGTAGATCTGTTCAAAAAACAAGGAAGCGAATTTGGGACATTACAGTCTGAGCCAGTTGCTAATGCAGTAGAGCGCTTTAATAGAATCGACATTTCTTCAAATAGAAACCGAACAGAAAGAGAGAACTAGTATGCCTTCAATTAGCGGGTTGTCATTGCCATTAAAGATCACACCACGGGGGGGGGTTTCTCGTTCAATCGGAATAGAGAAGATTAAACAAAATCTAAAAGCATTAATACTTACTTCTATCGGAGACAGGGTAATGAGTCCCCGGATAGGAACGATGGGTTATATATACCTTTTTAGAAACATGACATTTGAAGAAAGGAATTTGCTTGAAACCCAAATTGCAACAAACCTAGAGAGAGGTGAGCCAAATGTAATTATCACAGAAGTAGACATTTTTGATGTGTCCGATCAAGGCAAAATAAATGTTGTGATAAAATTCAAAATAGATCAATACGAAGAGAATTATGATATCTCAGTAATTTTGGAGGCTTGAGATGGCAATTAGAACTGAACCGAAAACCTTGGGTGGTTTGCCCGTACAAATTGACTACACTGCAAGAGATTACACTTCAATACGTGAAGAGTTAATAAGACATATTGATTCAATTGCTCCAAACTGGACAGATAGATCCCCATCTGATATAGGAGTAACATTGCTAGAAGCAATGTCTTACATGGGTGATATTCTTAGTTATAATTTAGATCGAGTTCATAACGAGTCCTACTTAGCAACTGCCCAAACACAACAAGCAGTATCTTATATTTTAAGATTGATTGGCTATAGCATGTCTCCTCCATCACCTTCAATTGTCTCCATGGTGATCACGACTACACAAAATAATGTAATATTACCTGAGGGGTTCACAGTAAAGACGACAGACGAAGATGGGGAGCTTCTTGAGTACCAACTAACGGAAGAGGTAAATTTAGCTGTAGCGGGCCGATATGCAGTGTCATATGATGTGAACGACGCAATACGCATATACAGTGATCCAAATGTTATTACAGATGATCGTTTACTTTTTGTTGCGGGCAGATCGATAACTGAAGAGTTAGCTATCTCAACAGGTCGTGCAGATCAGGCATACCTCACTTCACAAGGCCCTGCATGTATGTCGTCTGACGACAGTTCTCCTGTGAGAGTCTTTGTTGGCTCTACAGAATGGACAAGTAAATCTTCTTTTGTCGGTACAGAGTCTAATGACACTGTATACACTTATCGTTTTCTCGTAGATGGATTGATATTAATTCAATTTGGGGATGGGGTTCTAGGTCAAATACCGACAATAGGTGAAATAATAACAATTACTTATAGGATAAACGGAGGAGAAGAAACGAATAGAGCAGGAGCAGGTACAATAACTTCTTTCACACCAATTAGTGGAATATCTAGTGTATACAATGTAAATCAACCAAGTGGAGGAACAGATCGAGAGACTCTCGATCATGCAAAGAAGCATGGTCCGCTTTCATTGAGAGCAATGGATCGTTGTGTCACATTAGAAGACTTTGAGATTATGGCAATAAATACTCCAGGGGGTGGAATTAGGTCTGCTAGAGCAGTTAGAGGTAGAAGTTCAATTGATGTTGATGTGTATGTAGCTAGCGAAGGAGAGAATCCAGTGCCTAGTGGATTTTGGTTTTCAGAAATAAACAATGGGTACGGTACAATTGGAGCAGTAGGAAGATGGTTAGATCAAAAGAAGCCAATACCAACGAGACTCAATGTTCTTGCTCCGACGATGATTGAGATCTATATTGAAGCAAACATATACGTTTATGCAAATGTGTTAAGAGCTACTGCTAGAGAAGAGGTAGATTTAGCTTTGCAACGTCTTTTTAATTCAATTACAGACAATTTTGGGGAGGGGCTACCTCTTTCTGCTGTGCATCAAGCAATTGAGAACACCAGAGGGGTTGATTATGTTGATATTATTGAAATGCATAAAACCCCCAAGATGAGGTTATTAAATGGAGATCAAAGTGCGTTTGATACTGCTGTTGTTTCTTTTTTTGACTTTGGTCAAAATATTACTGAGCAAGAATATGAGCTAATTTGGTTAGGTGCGGACACATTTAAACTCAAAGGATCAAAAACAGGGTACGTTTTAAATTCAGATGGGGTGCAAAAGGTCTTTACAACAACTGAAACATGTATTGTTTATATTTATCCTCCAAATAATGTAAATAATCCCGACCAAGAACTTCAATTCAAAATTAACTTTTCTTTCACCCAAGATGTTCCTTCCAGGGGCAATATTTGGACGTTTAGTGTGGGAGTATATGCAGGGAATATTTCTTGTGAAGACCATGAGATATTGGCTTCTCCTTTAGGTTTGAATCTTAGATTAGACCCACAAACGATTAATCTAAATTTCTTGGGAGGGATCTAATGGCAACGCATGAACAGTGGCAGTTTTCTTTTGTTAAAGAAAAGGGAAGTGATGTACTGAATGTTCCTTCTTTAGGAGCAAAAGTACCTTTGATTATTGAACAAAGCTCGTTGAACAATAATTCGGTACTTGATTTAAATCAACCAAGTACAGTTGTTAGTGGAGAGCATAATCGAGTTAGATATGGGTTTCCATCAGATCCAGATGGTTTTACTTTAACTGGTAATGTAAAACTTCTGAAAAAAAAGAAAGAATTCCCTAGAAGCTCATTAGATGCTACTGCAGACGTTGTCTTTTCAACAACTTTAACAGGAGATAGGGATGTTTACAAAGATTATGTAGACCATGAAAACTCTGAGAAACAAAATATTTGGTATTACACAATCTTTTATGAACTAACAAGAGTTGCAGACGACACGAACATTTGGGCATATTCTTCTGTCCATGGGCATGACAGGGCGTTTGTTCTTACAAACGGTGAATCGATTTACGGGAACAGATTATATAACTATTTGCCTGTAGGCATTCGACTGCTTGATGAGTCTGATGGTGATTTAACTATCAGTAAGATAGATCAAATAGTAGGTAAAGCACTTGACGAGTTTAAGCAAAAATTGGATCATTTCTCTAATACTAGATTTGATATAGCAAATGTTGATGCACATTTAATTCCTTATATTGATCAACTTTTGGGGTGGCCAACAAATTTTGAGTTAAGTGAGCTAAGAAGAAGAAAAGAGACATCAAATGCAATCACACTTTGGAAGAAAAAGGGGACTTCTTTAAATATAGAGTTTGCTGCTCAAGTCCTGACTGGGTGGAACACAGAGCTTGTAGAAGGGTATAACTATGTTCTTACGACATATGGGGGTGAAGAGGTGTTTGATCCAAATGTCCCTCCAAATGATTGGGTTGAAAGTACAGACGGGGTGTGGTCAGATTTGGTTAACAGCATACCTTTTAATGGAACAGTAGACTTAACTGATCCTAACTCAGTTAGAATACAAGGTCGATCTACAGATAATTATCGAGTTATTGCAGAAAGTGAAAATCAGGGTTGGAGGAATCCTTATGGAGTCTTAGTTCAATTGATCTCACAAATAAATGATGAAGATCCCCTTATTTCTGACTTAGCTAGAGATAAGTTAAGACGATTGATTAGCTACCTCTTGATACATTATGCAAACGCACACATACAAGTTGATGACTACAATTTAGAAAATTTTGTGTTATCATTTACGGAATCTCACGAGGATGATCTAAGAGTTCCTGACTCTTCAGAATTAGATATAGTTGAAACTATTACTACCTCTTGGAATGCACCTACTATTTACACTTATCCTCATCCAGATCCAAATATTACACTGGCACAAAACGGAACGTGGATCAACGGAGTAAGTGAAATAGCAAGGCTTCCACACGTCGCCATAGGATAAAAAATGGATTTTAAGTTACAAATCGTAGGACAATATCAAGACACGTTAATCTGGAAAAACTCACTCGGTATTACAAGGACTGAGGTTAGACCCTTTAGATTAAACCAAGTTCAAGATTCATCTTTAAATTTAATTACAGGTTTACTGACAAACTCTTCAGGAATGACCTCTCCTCCCGTTGCTAACCTAGGAGCAATAAGCTTCTTGGCTCTAGGTTCGGGGCAGTCAACTTGGGATGCCGACCCATCAAATGTTGTAAAACCTACAACACAAACAACTTTGGAAACAGAGACATTTAGGTTTTCTTTATCTCCAAACGATTTTGTGTTTCTAAATTCAAGCTCAGGAGCAACATTGAGTCCTCAAGCTCTTTCGAGTCGATTTAAAGTCTCATATACGCTTGGTACTGCAGATGCCAACGGAGATCTTAGAGAGTTTGGGCTTTTTGGAGGAGATGCTACATCAACATTAGATTCAGGAATCATGTTCAACTGGATCACGCATCCTCTAATACAAAAAGATAACACATTAACAATTCAAAGAACAATTGATATTGCTTTCTCAATCAACAGGAGTTAAGAATGCCTTCTAACACACCTAATCTTAGTGATGCTCTACACGAGTTCGACAAGAGCAAACAATATAAACGAGTCGTATTTCAACAAGGGAAGCCTATCCTGGATATTGACTTGAATGACATGACTGAAGCGATTGAAGCTCAGACTCAATCTCTTCTTATCGAAAAGATGGGATTCGGTCCGCCGCAGTTAGATTATAGGGATTGGGCAATCCGAAGTGTAGATGGAGATCCTACTTCAACTCGTAATAATCACAATATGGCATTCACTCTAGGACGTTTAGATACTAGAAAAGGGATAGTGGACACAACACATCTAAAAGAGAGTGATCCAACTAAAGAGAATTGTATTGTTTTTGATACCTACAAAATGGAAGTTGCAAATACATCAACTAACACTGATCGTTTGTATGAAAACTACATTCTAAAGGGATCTGCAACAGGTGGTACAACCCAAAAGTTGTATGATGCAAATAAAGATTTTGTTGCTGACATGGGCTTAACGGGTATTAGTTATAATAATACAGTCACACGAGAGTATTCAACTTTAGTTTCACAAGTAAACTCAGTAGAAGATACGACTTCTGTTCCATTTCATATCAATATTCAAGAGAGTGCCTGTCGAGTCGTCTTTGTAGGTAATGTCACTGCGGCATTAGCTAATGTCAGTCGTAATATTACTGGCATCAATGGCTTTGTGCTTGAGCTTGACGCGGTTTTGCCGGCGGTGCCAGCTAACGGAGATCAGTACTACATTGTTCCCGCAAACACGATGGAAGAGTATGCTACTCTTTACGATGCAACAACAACTAAAGCTCAAAGTTTAAGTGAAGGACTATCCGGTCTTCCTCAGTTAATGCCTTATGTTCAAGTTTTTGAAGAAGATATCTCTTCTGAAGAAGACTCTTCTATTCAATCGAATCTACTTGGTAGTGAGACAACACATCGTACGCAATTGCGCTGGTGTATTCGGATTGCTAAAGTAAAGATGAGTATTGATGGAGATCAATATAATTCTGTCAATGTTGGCAACTTGGAGTTATCTCACATCTTTACTCGGTTCAATGCTATATCTGAGTATGAATACCAAACAATGCTCGACTCGGTTGATGCAACAGTATCCAATGATCCTACTTTTTTCCAAACACACTTTTGGAAAGAGTTCAATCAAGATGGCACTGCTAGATTAACTAACATGGAGCATCAGGCATCTCCATATAAAGACCTCGGTCTAAGTCCTCTTCACTTCTTCAATGCAGAAGAAATGACTTTAGATCGATTGATGTGGGGATACTTAAAGGCAGAACTATTGACTGCTTTAGGGCCTAATTTCAACGATGTACAGATTTTGGCTTTGTTTAATAGTGAATCAAAGACAGCTACAGGAGATCCGGCAAACGAGACTCTTGATCCAATCTTTTTCCCAAATAAAGTAAGGGGAACAACAGAGCCGATTGTTCATTCTTTCTTAAGTTTGAGTTTCCCTACGGATGAAGGTTTCTCTTTTTCTTATGATGAAGTTGTTCCAGGTAAGTTTAAGTCTCCTCCAAAAGTTTTTGTTTCTCAAGCTGATGTTGGCTTAGAAGAAATTAAATCAAGGTCTCTTTTTGGATACAAAGGAGGTCTAATTATTGGACCAACAGCTCCTCTTGTATTTAAGAGCCAAAGTGAGCATATTGCATTCCTAGATCAAATTGTCATGGGAATGAGTGGTTTAGGTTCGGCACAAGGAATTACAACTCAATATGATGAATCAAGTCGATTGCCATCAAGTGTAGATTATTATCTTGATAGTACAACTGCAAGTCTAGCTCAAAGTGGGTATGGACTAGGGTCAATTAATCCTATTTCTCCCATAAGCTCTGCTGCACGTCCAACTGGATTCATATCTGGTTCACAAAAGTATTTACTTCGTGAAAAAGGCAATAGAGCATCACATGAAGTAAATTGGGATGATGATGACTTCGGATGGAGTCTCTTTAAAAAAGAGGATACAGAGCTAAGAGGAGATTCAACAACACCTGGACCAACAAACCTTGCCATTCGTCAATGGGATGAAGGTCCTGCACAAGCTGTTGCTTTTCAAAACGGAATTAACTTTAGAAAACTTGCAATCAAGACTATTGCTCATAAGAGTATGGACTTGTTTACGATTTCTGAAGTGCCACCCAACGAGAATGTAAATTACTTCTCAAGTCAGGGTGGATCTCAAAACTCTGCAATCTCTTTTCAATATCCAAAAGGTATTGTTTTAGGAGACAATTTACTTGGTCTTGATTCATACAGTGGTGTTGGTTCTAGTTTAGCAAATAAAAGTGCCTTGATCTATAGACCAACTAGCAACTCTGAGTATAATTTACCTGCTTTGGTTAATCCATATCGGGATACTGATGCAATGATTACACACGGCGGGACAAGAGATTCTAGCAACACAGATCTGAGTGCATATTACGGTCCTTGGAATCGTTTTGATTCAACCGGCATTGAGACAAATGCAGGTGCAGGTAATCCCTCAAATGTGCCAATGGATACTTGGGCAAACCGATGTACAAGTATGAGACTTCGGTATCATATCGGAGACTTTTATCCAGGCAGTAATGACTCAAGAGGTATCCCTGCAAATCAACTTGTAGATTCACTTAACTTGTTTGTTCGAGTTGAGCCACTTAGTCTTACACACTGGATGACGATGCCCAAACATCAACACTCAATCCTTGAGAATTCATTCTCGATGGCAGAGGGTATTGAAGCGTTGTTAAAAGTTTCTCACGGACTTGGAGATACCCAAAAGTTGATTAACTCGTCTAATCAACCACTGGTTCAATCAACTTCTCCTGCACAAACAGTAGGCATCCCTGGATCTCAAGGTGTTTTGGCGCAAAGAGATGTGGGAACAATTGATCCATTAGACCTTCCTTTTGACTATCATGCACATCCATTCGTTCATTGGTATCATCCTGCACAACATCTGATTACTGGACCACATCCAAGTGGAGATACATATTCAGATGGTGAGAAATATACTGTTTATCCTAAATTTGGCCGAAGAAGTATGATTATTCCTGCTCTAGTACCTTTTGAGGGGTTAGGCGACACATCTACAATGACCAGTGTTCCATCAACAGTTCAAGGACTTTTGGATGGGAGGACTCCTTTTCATTCTAGCACTGATAATGACTTAACTATTAGTAATATTGGTATTGAAGGTGCAGAGATTGATGCAACGACAAATGTAATAAATATTGACCGATCAATTTTCCCATACTTGCCACACATGACTAGAAGCACAGACACCGATTCAAGTGTACCGGGAGATACGCAAGTTATCTCGTATACAGGCGGGTCTTATACACTCAATGAAAACTCATTGTTTTTCCCACATGTACCTCAAAATAATGAGGACACAATACCTGGTCCGGTGTTTATTCCCGCAAGTCGGCAGTATGTAGACCAACAGTATGATTCAAATAGTAACGCACCAAATGATCCAGGAAATAGAAAACCTGCAATTGGATTTTATCAACCATACATTTCTGAAAACCCATATACCAAGTTCCCAAGTGATCTTACAGAAATCGATGGTACTACTTTCCCCTACGACGAGTATGTGACGCATTACTTAAAACCAAATGATACAAATACTTCAATTGGTAGTGATTATACAAACAAGTTAACTAATGATCTACAGAACTCGTACCCAACTTGGTCTGTACCTGTTCTACGTGCAGCAATCAGAACAACAACTGTAGCATCAATTGTTGATTTAGTAAGAACATCGTTTACTACTGCCCTATCGAGTGGATCTTTGTCTAGCGAATACACATTCACTATGCCGACAAAGAGTCATACGGCTCAAGGATATAGTAATCAAACGCCGGGTCTTGGGCCTGATTCTCCTGTAGATACTTTATTTGCTGGAGACACAGGGACAGCAATGGGCGGTCGTACATACAGAAGCGGATTTATGAATCCACTCAACCTAGGTATGGGTGGATATATGCTTAATGTTGGTCTTGTCAACAACTCGTTAGAGAATGCGGCAATTTTGAACGATATATTTCAATATTCAAAAACCCTGATCAGCAGTTCTACTCCAGATAATACACACATTTTAGATGTGTTTACTGCTTTAAGCAGACAAGGGCTACAACAAAAACTTCTTTGGAATTGTTCTTTCCGTGTACTACATCATCGTCCAAATGGATATTTTAATAAGCAAGGTAGTTATCTATCGACAGCACCAAAATCTTTGACAGAAGTTTTTCTAGCACACGATAGAAGACCTAATCAAACGCATACAATTTCAAACGCTCCATTTACAGGCACACCAAATACTCCGAACAAAAAACCATATATCAACTTATTAGCAATGCATCCTGCCTCTTCTGCTATCCCAGGTTCATATTACTTCAATCATTTATACCCCATGGTGAGTGATTCAACCGGTGGGTCACAAACTTCAAGTAGTTTTACTGATACTAATGGTCTTTTAAATCTAATTTATGCTCAACCTGCCGTTCAAACGGCTTCCATGGGAGATACTTTTGCTGCAGATCCTTTCGATTATGCAATGAGTCAAGCGCATATGCAAGCAAGTAATCCAATGCGAGCAACAGAGAATACAAATCAAAACAGTGGTATTGAGATTGAATTATTGAGTGAGATAAATAGAGCATTCACAAACAAAACTGCTCTAAATCTTGATGCAACAGCAACGCTGAACGGTACAAATTTTTCTTTAATTGATACGATGCCAAGTGCAAATGAGCTGACTTTGCCCGGAGATCACGAAATTGTATTTGTTTTGTATACGGGACACTACGGTCTTAAGATCCATGATGCAAATGATGAAGTAGATACATCGTATATCCCATCTGTAGCAGGATGCCATTTGACTGCAACAATTGAAGTCAACCGACCTTCTGAGCGTAAAGATTCTACAAGTACAGATGAGCATCACTACGGAATCACTGTAGATGGTAATCCAATTAAAACATACTCAATCATGTCTTCAAAGGAGTAGGAAATGGAAGATATTTTAAAACAACTAGCAGAAGTATTACTACCGGTATTTGGTGCGTTATTGACTGCATTAGCGACTTACGGCTCAAATCTTGTTCTTAAACGCCTAGGGATCAAACTTCAAGAAGATCATCAAAGAATGGTTCGAGGAATGATTCGGTCTGGTATTGCAGGGGCAGAAGAATGGGCGTACCGCAAAGCGAAAATCCAAGGTGATCCGATTGCAGGAGCAGAAAAAGCAAAATGGGTTCACGAAAGAGTTAAAAAATCTTTTCCAAAGCTTGCTTCAGATGAATTAGATTTATTAATTGATGAAGAACTAGCAAAGATGAAGTCCGTTGGTGCAACTGGAGAAAAGAGACTTGAGGCATGATTGAATTGATCTTTGGTTTACTATCTACTTTAGTTCCTCTTATTTTGAATGCAGTTTGTGATAAAATAGATAACAAACCGAATCAAAAAAAGTTGGAAGGGTTAGATAATGAAATCAAAAATCTCACAGATGCCGAGTCTGACGAAGATGTTGCTGTCGCTTGGGGTAGCCACGACTATCGGTTGCGGGCCTTATTGCGAGAAGCCAAACAGAAACAATCCCAAAGATCCTAAAGATCATGTCATAGTTGTTGAAAAGTCAGAAATCATAGAACTTGAAGATGGATCATTTAAAGTATCCAAAGGTTGGATGCAAGAGCGTATGGCGTTTGAGCAAGAGCTTATGGATTCTCTTAATTATTGCTTACAAGGAACAACTGAAAAATGATTTCTGGTATATATAACATGACTATAGAACAGGGCAGTACATACAAGCTTGCTCTGTACTGGAAGAATAGTGCAAACAATCCAGTAGACATGACAAACTATACTGCAAAAATGCAGATTAGGTCTTCTACCGGTGCAAGTGTAAAACTATTAGAAGCAACTACGGCATCAGATGAGATTGAAATTTATCCGCTCCAAGGTGCAATCAATATTACAATTGGACATTTACAAACTGCACAACTAGCTCCATCAGTCGCAGTTTATGATTTAGAAGTGTCTTCTCCTCAGGGGGAAGTTTTTAAGTTACTCAAAGGTAGAGTAAGGATCGAAGGAGAAGTGACAAGATGAAAGTTGATGTATATCCAAATATTACAAATGTAGAAGTATATGAAAACCCTATTTCTATTCCAGTTGACGCTTCTTGGGAAAAAATGGTCTTCACTGTCCCTGACCCTGTAGTTAATACGTATACTTTAAATCACGAACCGATGGTTGATAGAGACGGTGATTTTGTTCTAACAGTCACTTTCAACTCAGTCATGGCAGATTATGGTGATGATTTCACGTTAGATGGTAAAATTTTGACATGGATTTCTTCTGTTCCGTTAGAGGCAGGAGAAGAGTTGATTGTGTGGTATTCTCCGAAACAAATGTACGGATCAGTACCAGGTGCAAGTGAAGTTTCTTCTTTAAATCATCTAACAGATGTCACTATTGCAGGGCCGACTCAAGGTCAATTGTTAATTCGAGACAATTCCGGGCAGTTTGTAAATGCAGATCTGACTGCAGGGACAGACATTTCGATTATATCTCAATCAGGTACTATTACAATTGCATCAACTGCTTCTGCTGTGCTTCCACTTAGCATTAATACAGTTAATGTAGACTTAGTTTCAAATAGAGCTTATATATTAGAAACTAACGCTTCTTCGTTAACTGTCTCGTTGCCTGCCTCGGGTAGTCAAGGGGACACAATTGAAGTATCAAGATTTGGAGTTGAAAGTTTAATTGTTTCGAGAAATGGACATAAGATAAATGGACAAGAATCGGATTTTACAGTTAATACTGACTTAACACACATAACATTTAGATATGCCAACACAGATATTGGTTGGTTTGCGAGTTAAAGAATATGAAAATTAAAGCAAAACAATTCTCACTTGATAGTAGTGTATTACCAACACACAACGCAGTAGATCTCGGTCACGAAGTAAATCCGATGCAAGTCGTTTACTCAAATGAATTTGTCGGAGATTTAACTGGCGCAGTTACGTTTAAAGCAAAAAATGAAACAGGCGCTACTTTGGCAAAAGGTAAAGCAGTCTATGTTTCTGGTGTCTCATCGGGTATTCCTACCGTTGCATTAGCAGACGCAAACGACTCATCAAAGATGCCTGCAGTTGGTTTGACTGCAGAGTCTGCATCTAATAATGCAGAAGTGCATATTATATCTTTTGGGGATCTCTCAGGATTAAATACATCTTCGATGGGGTCAGTTGGGGCTTCTTTCTTCGTTTCAACAACTCCTGGAGCAATAACAACAACTCCTCCTACAGGCTCTTCAAGCAAAATCCAAAATATAGGGCAACTTATAAAGCAACATTCAAGTCAAGGGACTATAAGGGTCGTTGGCGCAAGTCAAACTGAAGAAACCCCAAATCTTGATGAGGGTCATTTTTTCTTAGGAAACTCAAGTGACCAATCAGTTCAAAGTGCATATCAATTACCTACAAGCATCGGAACAAATAATCATGTATTGACAAGCAACGGAACTGATGTTGTTTTTCAAGCAATATCATCAATAGCATCAGTGTCAGATGCAGATAATGATACTAAAATACAAGTAGAAGAATCTTCAGATGAAGACAAGATTCGATTTGATACTGCGGGGTCAGAAAGAATGGTCATCACCCATGAAGGCAAGGTTGGGATTGGAGTGGCAACACCAAGTAGCATGCTCGATATAAGTGGAGATCTTGTTGTTAGGGGTGGAGATATACATGGTAATGCTACAGGAAATCCTGCTATTTCTGTAAACAGTACCACTACTGATGTCACTGTTCCTAATAAGCTTACAGTTGATGGAGATGGTAGCTCTGATGGCATTAAACTTTCTGATGGCCTTATTGAAATGCGAACAGGTACAGGCAATGTAGCTCAAATCGATATGTATTGTGAATCTACAGGAAACCCTCATAAAGTATCTTTAAAAGCTCCTCCGCATTCTGCTTTTTCGGGAAACATTGATTTTGTTTTACCTGCTACAGAAGGCTCTAATGGTCAATATTTAAAAACTGATGGTAATGGAAATACAAGTTGGGGAACAGTGAGTGGGGGAGGAGGTTCAAGTTTTTCTGCTTCAGACATTACTGGACAGTCTGAGCATAGTCATAGTTTACACAATGACGATGATTTTTTAATTGTTTACGATGGCTCTGCTAGTGCTTTAAAGAAGATAAGCAAGGGCAATTTTTTCAAAGGTTATTATACTGATACTATCCCCGAATTTGCCTCCCTCCAAGTTGGAGATTTTACTTTTGATACAAGCGGTGGCTCAACAAGCCAATACCTTAGACTTAAAATGAATTCTAATGAAAATCAAAATGAACCAATCTTTTTGATTGAAAACCAAAGTTCATCAACTTATGGTCCTATTTTAGCTATTGGTATTAGAGAAGATAATTCTAATGCAGTTGGAGACAATGATACTTTAGGTCAAATAAGATTCCAAGAAACTCAAAGTAATGGTAGTTTAACTCGTTGGGGATCAATCTCTTGTAAAGCCGATGACCATACTAATGGATACGGTCAACTAGATTTTAATGTTAAAAGCGGAACTAGTGAAGCTCTAGCTTTGTTGGTTCAAACTTCAAGTGGTGGGACTACTGTTGATATAAGAAACCATGATGGAGTTGATTCTGGTTTAAAACTAGGTGGCCAACTTGTGACTTCAAGTGCTTTCGAGCTAAACAAGCTGGATGGTGCAACTGTTAATGCAACAGAGTTAAACTTACTTGATGGACATACTTCAGTCGGGTCTTCGATTACGATTGCAGATACAGATGGATTTATTGTTAACGATAATGGAACAACAAAATTAATCCCTGCTTCAGATCTTAAGAGTTATGCGGGAGGAAGTGGAGGAGGAGGAGCTAATGTAAGTACATCTTCTCCTAGTTCTTCCGATACACTTACCTACAGTTCTTCCAATAGTGAAGAATTTTTCATAGTGACACCAAGTGCAGACGTTACACTTACCTTGCCTACAATAGGCAATAACTCTATTCCAAACGGATATAAACTTAATATCAAAAATATGAGTTCATCTAACACAATCACTGTTAGTCCAAATAGTACGGGTAGCAATAGAATTGATGGATCATCTAGTATATCCCACAGTTTATCTACCCAATATGAAAGCATCACATTTGTATGTGATGGAAATGTGACTTGGTATAGAGTGTAATTATGAGTTTTTCACCCATACAAGAAATTAATAAGACATTCATTACTCTAGTTAGAGGAAGTAGTGATTGGAATGATGTAATTGAGTCAAATACAGACTTCTTAGAAGATGCTTCAGACACAATAAAGACAAAAGATAGTCAATCTATTCCAATGTTTGTAGAGTGTTGTGTGGCGTACGAAGCACTTACAAACCCAAGTACAAGTGCGGCGACTTGGAGGTTTGCACTTAAGTCTAGTGAGGATGTATATAAATGTGGTCAAATGAGAGGGTGGAGGGGAGGGTCTTACGTTGTAGGAGATGATAAGTGTATTGCAACAGATACCAACACATTTACTTACAATGTAATAAATGGGGCAGGTACAAACTACACTTCATTCACAGTTGTTCCTGAGTTTTCTTCTACAATCGTTTTTTTCCCAAGGAGCATATAGATGTCTTATAGAGGTGAATTAAACTCAGAACTCTCAACCTTTACAGTTGTTTCCAACACCTCTGTATCTGCAAATACTTATGTTAGCTTTGATACTAGATCAAATAATATAAGCGGTTGTTCTGTTTCATCTAATTCTATTACATTACCTAGGGGGAGCTACTTAGTGAGAGGAGTTATTGGAGGAGAGCGAAGTGGCTCTGCGGATAGCCTCACTTATAGGTTTGAAGTTGATGGAAGCCTAGTTGGTTCTAAAGGAGGCTTAAACACGACTTATAAAAGTCGTGTAGATGATGCAAAGGCTCAATTTAGTGTTTCTTCCACCTCCACACTCAAGTTTAAAGTTATTGAGGAGTCTTCGCACTCAAGTTGGACTATAGAGCCTAATTACACATACATTTTGATAATTAGGAGTTTTTAATGACTTATATAAAAGCTCCGTTTTCATACCCTTTAAGTATAAAGGCATTTCATAATTGTTCGGCAACTGCATTAAGTGTTAATAGTGTTATAAAGCCCCAAAGTAATGAGACTTTAGCAGGTAGTCCTCAATGTTCGATTACAACATCAAGTGGAATTATCTCCTTACCAAACACACAATGTTTATTGATTGGGTCTGTCACTTATAGGAATTACGATTGGGCAAGCTATGTAAGATATAGATGGTATGATAATACTAACTCCCAATACATAGGTTCTATTGGTCAAATTAGAGGATTAGATGAAGATCGTTATACATCTAATACAGTTGGGCCAATATCATGCGATGAAGAGGCTATATGTATCGCTCAAAACATAGATGTAAAGTTAGTGGTGACAGGCATTTCATCTAACGATCTTTATATAGATGGAAGTCACTCTCATGATATTTATGCAGGAAAAACTAGGCTTCTTGTTTATGAGTTTTAAGGGTAAATTATGTCATTTAGAACAAAAACTGCAAGAGTTCGATTTATTTATTATACATTAAGCTCTGACGCAACTATTGCGCACAATGGAAAAATTATATTTAATTCTACTTCTGCTAGTAGTGCAGGATCAAATGTTTCTTTTGATGGAAGTGGAAATCTTACACTTGATGAAAATTGTTCATACTATATGATTTTAAGCCCTGATGTTGTACGAAACTTACCATTGGCTTCAAATAGATATATAGATATTTCAATGTATGATAGTGGTGGTACTCAATTACTACCAAACACAGGTGCTTCAAATGTAGAGTTTAAAGCAACAACTGCACTTTTTAGCAATTTCTCACTAATAGTCACATTAAAGAATCCAAATCAAACTTATTCTTTTCGCTACACTAATAGTAATCAAAATGGTGCAACACTTAAGACTGGTACGCACTTAATTATAATGGAGTTTTATTAATGAGTTTTATGCCTGCCACATCACCTGTTTTTATGTATACAAATAATGCAAGTTTTACAGTTGCTAAAAATGCAACATCTTACTTACCATCAAACTTGAACTCTCTTTATGAAAACGAGACTTCCTACGACTCTTCTTCAAATTCTCTAAAAAGCAGTAAATGTGTTTGTAATTTTGATTTTTGGGGGAGTAATACAAAAGCAAATGATACTTTAACCCAACATAAAATAAAAAATGAAAACAACGTAGAGGTTATAGGAAGAAACACATCACCATATAAAGGAACTGCAAGCAGAGTAGAAGATAATATAGCAAATGTTGGTAATTCTTTGCTTCTTAGTTTTTTTCGGAATTCTACTGCTTCAACAGGAGTAGTGACCATAGCACAAAATAGAGCTTTTTTTGCGGGGGTAAGTCTAAAATGAGTTTTTCCCCAATCCCCATTTTTAGAAATGTTGATATGGAAGTAGAAGCATCTACTTGTGGAAATACACAAAGTGGAAATTTATCTACGGGGGATCGTTGCCAAGTTCCTACATTCAACAATTTAAGCGGTATAACTTATTCAAAAAGTAATTCAAGTCAAAGTTGGAACGATATAATAATTCTTCCGAGTGGTTATTCTTATTATGTTCTTGCCGGAACAAGAGGTGGCAACACTTCAGATTATAGCTATAGCGCAAGAGTTCTAATCTATGATGAGGATTTAAGTACTGATGCAGGGTCAAGGTCTTATTATACTAATGCAAGCAGTTCAACAGCAGGTGGTGGGGCTACAAATATGCAAGTCTTCACTCGGTTATCATCCTGTATTTTTTTACCTAACCTAACATCCCCTAAAAGCTTGTCTTTAAAAGTATATTTTACAAATGGCCCGTTTTCAATCTCAAACTATAATCATTGGACTATCTATAGGATACCTAGTTGAAAGAGGGTCAGATATTACTGTAAGCTTAAGAGCCATATCTACTTCGGGAAATGCAATATATCCTGCACAACTGACAGGCTCAAATAATGGCAGAGTCGTGACTGCAGTGTGAAAGGTTTTACAAACGTAGTCTAATTTTCTGCCACTGATTTGGTAATGAGACTAGAGTAGAAAATTGAACAATAAAAATATATAATATTTATACTTTCTTAACCATACATTGCAATAAGGAGATCCAGTATGGCTTTAATTAAAGGAAAACAACTTGCAGACAGTACCATCGTTGCAAGTAAAATTGCGAACAATGCTATCAGCACTAATAAAATTGCAGATTCATCTATTACACCGGCAAAATTAAACACAGGTTCTGGTCAAACTTATGATTTTTCTTCTGCAACACTTCGTGCAGCTACCCCTTCGGCTTCAAGTGATGTGGCAACTAAAGCATATGTTGACGCTAACAGTTCAACTGGTCTTGAAGTAAAGCAATCAGTTCGTCTTTTAGACAACAATAGTCAATTCTCAAACTTTGCATATTCTAATGGAGTTTTGGGTGAATCTAGTCCTTCGTTATCAAGTTTGAGTGTTGACGGAGTAGAACCTGCACTAAATGATAGAATTTTAATCATTGGTCGAGGAGCGGCAGATCAAAACGGTATTTACACGCTTTCGCAAATTGGAAATGGAAGTAGTACTGCATTTGAATTGACTCGTGCAACTGACTTTGACTCAAGCTCTGATATTTCTGCAAATAATTTCTTTTTTGTAGAAGAAGGTACAACTTACGGTGATACTGGTTGGGTATTAACGGCAGACGAGGAAATTACTCTTGATAGTGATGATTTGACTTTTCAACAATTTTCTGGAGCAGGTCAAATTACTGCAGGAAATGGAATTCAAAAAACAGGGAACACTTTATCTGTAAAAGTCCAAAGCAACCGAGGTTTGGTTGCCACTTCTAGTGGTATTGCTTTTGATTTTGTTAACGAATTGTCAAGTGCAGGAACACTTAGTGCTATATCAACCGAAATCGCAGTTAACAACAGTGGTTACCAAAGAGCGACTCCTGCTCAAGTAGTAAAATCAGTACTTACTTCAGCAAATGGGTTTACTCAAAGTCAAAGTACGGGGCTAACTTCATTAGTTTTAAGCTCAACAGGAGGCCTTGAGTTATCTAGTAGTGCATTTAAAGTTAAGTTAGACGGAGATTCTTTAGCGTCTGCATCAAACGGACTATCTGTGAAAAGAAATAGTGAAAACTCAATTGGTTTAACTACGAGTGGATTAGTTTCCCCTATTTTACGAACAGACAGAATGTCTCTTACTCCAAGTGCGGTTTCCGGCTCAACTGCTGCAAGTACTGGAGCGGCAATCCCTTCAGGTATTACTATTGCTGACGGAAGTGCAGTTCAAGTTTTTGTGAACGGTATTAAAGCAAAGTTGGGAGCTTCTACAACAACATCTCAATGCTTCTTCTCTGCAGATAGTGGCTCTTCTGCAAAAGCACTTGATTCAATTGATGCTGCGGATGTTTTATTTTGGAATGCTTCTGCTACAGGTTCTTACGATCTTGAAACAACTGATGTCCTCGATATTGTGTATGCTTCACTAACTGCGTGAGTTTAGATAATGAGTTATAGTAAAAAAAAGAAGAAAAAAACTAAACCCAAGAAGTAGTGAGACAACAAATTTAGACAGTGAAAGTCTTGGTTGCAAGTTCAACCAAGACTTTTTTTGTAAAACTAATTTGGAGCAGATTAATGTTTAAAAAGCTTAAACCAATTTATTTTGAGAACAGCAAAGTTCCTGTGTTTCTTTCTTATTTCTCTCCAATCAACATAAATGCCATCACACTTGTCTTTTTTGTGTTCTCTAGGGGTAAGCTAGGGGATAGGGTAAGAAACCACGAGAGAATCCATTTTCAGCAGTATTTAGAGTGTTTAATCGTACCTTTCTTAATATTGTATGTATTGGACTTCATTCATGGGTATATAAAATACAGGGATGGAAAAAAAGCGTATTCGATGATTCGGTTTGAACAAGAAGCTTACTCTAACGACTCAAATCTGGATTATGCAGAAACTAGAAAAAGATTTGCCTGGCTTTGGTACAAAATTTAATTTCCCTCACGTACGTGTACGTGCGCGTGAGCGTGTTCTTTTTATCTAAATATATTTATATATATCCTAGGATATAAAAAACAAAACACGCGCGTGTACGTGAGGAAGAGTCAAAAGTTTTTGAAAAGTCACAATTTTGGTTGCATGTAAACGAATGTAGGATAGTCTTGAGAAGTGAATCAGAAAAAATAAAAAGCAGAGTTATCAACTTCAGGAAAACAAATGATTCTAATTATTTGTCTCCTGATATCATATATGTTTGCGTTGAAAACTCTTATATGTTGAACAACTTAGATCTTGAAAAAGAATGGATTGTTTTAAAAGTCTTGTGTGGTCCCCGCCCCTACAAAATAGGGTCTTGGATACTAGAGTTTGAGTTCGATGGATTAGGGTTTTATAAAAAGAAACAATAAAATATATCTATAAAAATTATTGACAAACAATTACACATAAGACAAAACTCATGTTAACTCAAACACGAGGAAATGAAATGGTTAAACTTAATTCAAAAGATAAAACACTTATAATAGATTTGAAATACAAAGCAGGAAGATGTCTTGCAGAGATGGTTCTTCAGTCAGTTTGGGTTTATGCCGCTCAAGAAGACGAAGATCGAGCAGTAATCACACAGATGAATAGAATGATTCACGGCCAAGAACTTATGGTTGATGTTGATTTGATGGATTACACAGAAACGGAGGGCTTGCAATGATTAATTGGTCAGGAGTTGAGGAAAAGGGATTTGCAGGAGTTTCTCGTGCATTATTATCTCACTATCGAAGTTTGAATATCACCATGGAAGAAGCACTTCTAGTCATGCATATATTGGATTATGCATGGTTAGGCCAAAATCCGTTTCCAGGCACAAAGTGGTTGACTGAAAAGACGGGAAAGTCAGATCAAACAATCCGAATGTACCTCCGAAGCCTATGCGCTAAAGACTACCTAGTTCAAGTACAACATAAGAAGCGGGGCAATACATATGATTGGACTCCACTTATGAATGCAATCAAGCATGTTGCAAAGATCCCTGAGGAACAAAAAGATCTTCAAGACTCTGAGCCTCCCAAATCTCAAAATGAACTGAAGAATCTTATCGATGCAGGGTTAGATTTAGCTAAAGATCGATCTAAAGGCAGAGTTCCTGTACAAACAAAGCCTTCTCATTGGAAAAGACTTCAAGCATTTGGTGAAAAGCCCGCAAGTCAATATAATGCCAAAGACATGGAGTTGGTATTGGCCTCTGCCTGGAAGGCCAAAGGATGGAAAACCTCCCCACCTAGATTCACAAAAAGAGATTTAGGTCATGCAAAGCAGTTAATAGAGCAGTACGGGAGCGAAGATACCGCCAATGTGATAAAGAAGATTATAGAAAATTGGGAGAAGATTAAGGTGGAGTATACAATAAAAGGATATCCCTCAATGCCCATTTTCTTTGGATTCAGAAACTCTTTCTTTCCACTGGTTATTGATGGTGGAATAGACGATTCTCCGAGATGGGGATCTCACTTTAAAAACGAGGAAAAACCTCAGGATCATATAGGATGGTAGTATGCGTACTTTTGATAAAGAAAAAGACAGTATTGCTAGAAAATCTAGCAAAGACACACCTAAACTTTTAGAACGTCTAAATAAAATGGTAGCTCAACGTGTTGGTAGTAATAAATACTCTATTAAAATTATAGGAGGAACATCATATAAGAAGGAGGTTGTTATCTACAGGACCTCTTGTTCAGAAAAAGAATTTATTCGATTCGCAAATCGGATTGCAGAGAAATATAAAATAGTAAGACAGAATGTGACAATAAATAATGACATTGAAGAAACTAAAGCCGATAAAAAAGCTAAATGAGGAAATCCTTTGCCGAATGAACATCGGTAAGCGATATTGGAACGCTCAATTAACTGACCTAACTGAAGGTGTACTGAAAGACACTTTTAGGACTTATTATCAAAATTTGGACTCTAACTATCAAGAAGGATGGGGTTTATATATTTTTGGTAATAATGGAGTGGGTAAGACACACGCCTGCTGCGCTCTGTTAAAGGAAATACAAAGAAGAGGGTATTCTACGTATTGTATCCTAGCTGATGTACTAAAGGTTGCTTACATAGACGGAAGCAGATTTGACGAAGACAACTCTATAGTGAATCGAGTCGAGAAGGTTGATTTCTTACTGCTGGAAGACCTGGGGAAAGAGTACTCTGGTAAAGGAAGTGGTTTTGCAGAACTGTGTTTTGAGAATCTACTGAGAAAAAGAAGCAGAGAGTGTTTGCCAACGATCATTACAACTAATTTGACTACACAAGCATTTGAAGAAAGATACAAGCAATCTGCAGTATCCTTAGCAAAAGAGTGCATGTTAGCAGTGTTCCTGGATGGTGAAGATAAGCGCCTTTTAAAGTCAAAGAGGTATACGGAGCGATATAAATGATAAAAGGCAACTTATCCAATACTTTACCGATGACCCTATGGGTTCATTCTAATGTTCTTTTAGAAAGTAAAGGTAGAAGGTTTTTTGTCGGGCCAAAGAAATACATGTTGAAAAGACAGGATTGGCTATGGTCAATAACTTATTTTGTAAAGCCTGTAATCATTTATATTAACGAATCTCCAAATTATTTACTCAGTGATTACGAATCAAAGCACTTTGAAACGATGCATTCTTGCATACACAACTTAAGACAAAGCAAAAGGGCAATTCACTTAATTGTAGATGACCCCATTTATTTAACAGACGACGTAGTTTTATTTGACTATGACATCAAACGATATGGATAAGACATGGATATAGAAAAAAGCATAATATCGATATGTGCGACTGACCCTTCGGTTTTTTATCCAGAAGCAATGGACTCTGGTATTTCTTCTGATATTTTTGAAGGCACAAGCAAGCAAGTTTGGGAGTTTGTTGAGCGATACATTAAAGTCCATGGGATAGGGCCTAGTGCAGATGCTTTAAGCATGGAGTTCCCAGAGTTTGCCCCGACTTTCCCAACTGAGCCTTTAAGTTTCTACTTAGATAAGCTAAAAGAAAAGCACGCGTATAATGTCACTCTTCAGTGTGTAAAGGGTGCATACTCTGATTTGAATAGCAGAAAAGTGCAAGATGCGGTTGAGAAGCTAAGACAAGCACTTCAAGAGATAGAAGATACAACTACTAGTGAAGCGGATCTGAATTGGGGTCAAACAATGATGGACCGCTACGAAGACTACAAGAACATTCAAAACATGGGTGGTATAGATGGGTACACGACACCTTTTCCTTCACTAGATGAAGCAACTCGCGGATTCCATGATGGTGAGTTTATCTTAATCGTTGCTAGACAAGGTGTTGGTAAAACTTGGCTTACTAACCTTCTTGGATACACAAACTATTCAAAGGGCTTGAATGTACTTTATTTAACAAAAGAGATGCCTAGCACACAGATTGCAAGACGTTTCGACGCACTTAAATTTAAACTGCCATATCAAGATCTTCGCAAGGGTGGTCTAAACTCAATGATCGAGGCAAATTGGAAGAACGCAATTGAAAGACAAATTGATGAGCCTGGCACGATAAATATCGTTGGGGAAGAGTCGGGAGGAGTTGGGCATGTTGCTGCAAAGATAGAGAAGTATAAGCCCGACATCGTATATATAGATGGTATGTACCTGATGGATGATGACCGAAAGGCAAGGGAGCAGTACCAACGCATAGGCAACATCAGTCGGGATTTGAAGAAACTAGCAAAAAGGTCTAAAACCGCCATAATTGCTACTGTTCAATTCAATCGTAATGCAGATAACTCCAAGGGTGGACCTGAAAATATTGCAGGCAGTGATATCGCTAAAGATGCAGACGTAATACTTGGTTTATTTCAAGATGAAGATCAAAGGTTGTCTAAACGGGCTACACTAAGAGTACTTAAACAAAGAGAAGGAGATCGTCCTGAGATCGAGTTGGATTGGGATATGGGTACAATGACTTTTGGAGAAGCAGAGGACGATGAGTTTACTGGAGTTTCATTTTGAACAAAGAGCAATCCATCTTGAATTTATTAAATAAATATGGAATGGGAGGCAAAGTTGGTGCAGGTAATATAGCAATACGTTGTCCTTTAGCACCATATTCTCCATTGCATAAATCAAACTATGATTCTAGGCCTTCCATGGGAATCAAGGTCAATGATGACAGTGTTCTTGTCAATTGTTTTACTTGTCAATTCAAGTCAGGGCAACTGAGTTATCTATTCAAGCGGCTTGCTTATAGTGATTCAAAGTGGCAGAAACCATTAGAAGAATGCCTTGATTTAGAAAACAGGTATTTGGGGCTTGCTTTAGACAATTTAAGCTATCAAAAAGAAGATCAACATCAGTCAGTAAAGCCTTACGACGAGGCTCTTTTTACACCTTACTCAAGGAAGTTTTCACCATATCTTTTTTCTCGTGGAATAGAGCTTGAAACGGGTAAAAGGTTTGGAGTCGGTTATGACAAAGAAAGAAGTCGTGTTGTCTTCCCTGTCCGAGATCCTCTCAAGCGTCTTTGGGGTGCAGTGGGCAGGACTACCAAGGGTGAAAATCCAAAGTATTTAAATTATTGGGAGATGCAAAAAGGCCAACATCTAGTTGGAGGTCATTTGATTGAATCAGGGTTTTGCTTGATTGTTGTTGAAGGAGCTTTAGACTGCATGATTTTAGATCAATGTCTTTATCGAAATGGCTATTACAATAAATACAGAGCAGTCGCAATAATGGGTGCAAATATGAGTAAAGAACAAGCAGACAAGATAGTTTCTTGGTCTAACTCTGTGATCATTGCACTAGATAATGACCAAGCAGGAAGCAGAGGAACGAAAAGAGCGATTGAATTATTGTCTAGTAGAATACAAACTAAAGTTGCTTACATTTCCAAGGTTGGAAAAAAGGATTTTGGGGAGTGTTCTGACTTAGAAATATGTAGTGTTATTGACAATTCGATGTTAATGGTGTAATACTACAACTATCTCATGTTAACCACAAAAACAGTCAAGGAGACAAAATGAGTTGGTACAATAATGATAATGGATTTCCAGATGAAGGAAAAAAGTATACAAGACGATTTTGGATGCCCAACAACACTGAAAAGCAAATCACATTCGTTGATGGTCCCGTAATCGATTGTGGAGGAACACAAGTTCAAACTCCGTTTAAGATTGAAGAGTATCAAATACAACTAAATAACAGTTGGAAAAATTGGTTTACTCGTCCCATCAATCCCGAAGATGATGTTTTAAAACAAATGGGGAATAGAGCTTCAAAAGTTGCCGTATTCACTGTGATTGATCATTCTGAATGGACAGATAAAAAAGGTAATGTCCATCGAGATGAACTGAGCCTTTATGTCGTTAAACGATCTTCTCAAACTTGGGGTCAAATTGAACGGCAATTGAGCCGCAATAACGGAAACCTGCGTGGTATGAAGTTTAATGTTTCTCGGATGGGTGATAAGTCCCCAGGTGTTGGAAGTTTCCTTGAGTTTGAAGGAAGAACAGAACTTCCACAGAACATCCAAGCATTTAACTATTTAGATATTCTCAAGCCGAAAACTAAAGCAGAAATGGATACGATTCTTAATCCTGTTCAAAGCGATAGTTTTCAAAGCGATTCTTGGGGAGGGTCTGGGTCTGATCCCGCTCAAGCAGGAGGAGGTTGGGGCAACACGGGCGGGGACTCTATTCCTTTTTAAGCTATAAGATATGGATAAGACATGATAATTGATACAGTAAAAGAACTTGTTAAGTTAAAACAAAACGCAATACTTGCAAAAGAAATTGCGTTTGATACAGAGACAAATAGTCTTGATTTTGACAGGAAAATGATTGGGTTTTCCTTGGCATTTAAGATAAACGATGTCTTAGAGTCGTTCTACGTGCCGACAAGACATGAAGCAGGGTTTGATCTTTTTGCAATACCACCAAAGAACTGTCCGTTAAATGAGGCCTTAGAGTTACTTGAAACGCTCTTTAGCGATGAAACTAAAACTATCTATATACACAATGCTAAGTTTGATATCAAAGTCCTTAGAAACGAAGGTATAGACCCTGTTCTAATAAAAGCAAAAGTTGTAGACACTCTCTGTGTGTCTTGGTTAGCAGATCCAGGTAAGAAGGGTGGTCATGGTCTAAAGACTCTTGTAAGAGAGTTCCTAGGCTATGAAATGACCACGTTTAATGAAGTGATCAAAGGGCATGGAGGCAATGAATATGTGCCAGTTTCTACAATGGGAAAGTATGCAGCAGATGATGCTTTGTATTTGTACAAGCTAAAAGACTTATTGCTTCCGCTACTGAATGATGCTCAACTAAAAGTATTACATGAACTAGAGATGCCTCTGGTCTATATCTTAGAAGAAATGGAACATTTTGGCTTTAAGTTTGATGTAGATAAAGTAAAAGAAGCAAGTGTAATAATGAGACAACGTCTAAATGAGATTAAGACCAAATTTTCCTTAATTCTAGGTGAAGAGGCTCAGATCGGGTCTTCTCAGTGGTTGAGTAAGAATCTTTGTGATGACTGTTGGGGGACAAAAGGAGTCCCTAAGGGGAAAAATGGGTACTACTCTACTGCTAATGAGTATTTAGAGAAGTGGGCAGAAGGTTCGATTATAGGGACAACAAAAGTAGGAAGATCGATTGCTAGATTGGTCTTGGAGTACCGAAAACTATCGAAGATGTTGTCTACATATTGCGAAAAACTCCCAAAGCACGTGGACTCTAATAATCGCATACACGGCTCATTCAATCAGTTTGGCACAGAGACAGGGCGTATGTCCTCTTCTAACCCAAATCTGCAGAATATACCCTCTAGTAGAACTGAAGAGGGTGATTTACTGAGGAAGTCATTTATTGCAGATAATGGCTACAAGTTAATTGTAGCGGATTATTCTCAGGTTGAATTAAGAGTTATGGCACATTTATCAAAAGACCCAGTAATGCTTAATGTTTACCAACAAAATCAAGACAATCAAGGAGATATACATCAGTTAACTGCAGATGCTTGTGGGTGTTCTCGATATCAAGCAAAAGGAATTAACTTCGGGTTGATTTATAAAATGGGTGCTAAAACTCTAAGTAAGAAACTAGGGGTGTCTGTGTCTGAGGCTCAATCTTACTCTGATAAATATTTTGCAAACTATGCAGGTGTCGTAAGCTTCCATCAGAGGCTTGTTCGGGCAGTAAGGGAAAAGGGTTATGTTTGGACGATTACAGGACGTATTAGAAAGCTTTTGCAGATCAACTTAGGGGATTCTTTTAATCGTTCAAAAGCAGAGCGTCAAGCGATCAATACAAGAGTCCAAGGAAGCGCTGCAGATATCATCAAAATCGGTATGAGAAACTTCATCCGACGAGTAAGAGAAGAAGAGGGCTACACACGAGAAGACGTAAGAATCGTATGTCAAGTACATGATGAAGTTGTTGTTGAAGCCAAGCAAGAAATTAGTGATCGTATAGCAGGAATACTAAAGTTTGAGTTAGAAAGTTGTGTGAAGCTTATTGTTCCTTTAATCGCAGATCCTGCGATTGGTGATTCCTGGGGAGAAGCAAAATGAAGGGTTGGGCTTTGCATCCTTTGTTCAATAAAGAAACAAAGGATGTATTGACTATAAACGACATGGAGTTGTTTACAAAACATCAAGGCAAATATTATGTGCCTCGTGGCTTCGAGCAATTTAAATATGTTGACTTTTCAACAACTATGCTTGGTGAAATGATGAATCCAATGATTGAGCCAATCAATCTTAGGGATTATCAAGTTCCTGCAGTCAAAGCAGTGATTGAATACTTAGATGACCCACCTAAAGGAGCGATTCTTTTTGCACCTTGTGGCAAAGGAAAAACTGTCATGGGTTTAGAAATAGCTAGAAGACTAGGGCGTAAGGCTTTAGTGCTTGTCCATAAGGAATTCTTAGTAGACCAATGGATTGAACGCGCAAATACGTTCTTACCTCAAGCTAAAATCGGAGTTTGGCAAAGAGACACTGTACCTTCTGGTAAAGAGGATATTGTTATTGCTATGGTGCAGTCGATATGTAAAAGAGAGTATCCAAAGGAGATTTATGATTTATTTGGGACTGTCATTGCAGATGAAACACACAGATATGCCGCGCCAATGTGGCAGAAAGCTTTTGGGCGTTTCGATTCTGCATATCGAGTAGGATTGACTGCTACACCTGAACGTAAAGATGGGATGCAGAAAGCTCTGTTTCTCCACATAGGGCCAATCGTATATGAGATGGAAGGACATAAGAGAATACCGACGATTTGGCGTATAAATACTGACTGCAGTATGAAAGTACCAAAACTTTGGAATGGAGACATAAATACTTCTAAAATGATCACAGACTTGTCTAAAATAGAAGACCGAACAGATCTTATTGTACGTATGACAAAAAGAGCTTTAACCAAAGGCCGCAAAATCCTTATTTTGAGCGAAAGAGTAGCTCACGTAAAAGAGATCAAGTCAATTTTGTCAAAAGATCTTCAAGAATCAGACTTTTCAGTTGATCTATACATCGGTGGTATGAATCAGAAAGCAAGAGATGAGTCTTCCAATGCAGATGTGATTGTAGGCACTTATGCAATGGCTCAAGAAGGATTAGATATTCCAGAATTAGACACGCTAATATTGGCAACACCAAAAACCTCAATAACTCAATCAGTAGGTAGAATACTTCGAGATGCCCCAGACAAAAAAGACCCTGTTGTTTTAGACTTGGTAGACCCTAAAATCGGCATCTTAAACGCATATTGGGGCGCTAGGAAAAAAACATATAATAAGTTGGGGTATCATATACTTATTAACTGACTAACAATAGTAAGAAAACTCTTTACGTTGTTGAAGAAAATGTGTATATTTTTTGTTGTACAACACAAGGAGTAAATATGAGTCCATACAAAGAGTATTATTCTGTTTTACAGAGAATTAAAGAACTAAATCTTGAGAAAGAGCGCCTTAAAAAGATTGTTTTAGAAGACTTAAAGCTAAAGGGTCAAATGTCATCCACAGAAGAGGGCGTGAAGGCTACATTGTCTATTAGACAGTCGATAAAATATAACAAAGAGGCAATTGCAAAATATATTGATTCGATGGGCTATAATTCAGAGGAGTTCTGTAAAACAGAGGTAGAATTAGACATGTCTAAAGTAAACAAACGACTTATTGAACCAGGTATGATTAATTTAAAAGAAATTGCAAAATACACAGAACTTAAAACCACAGAGGTTTTACTTGTAAAGGAGTCTAACGATGACAGTGAATAGAACAGACTACATGAAAGAGTATTATGAACAAAACAAAGAACGTATTCTAAAAAGCCGAAAAGTAAGATATGACAATGATCCTACTTATCGAAACAAGCTTGCTAGAAACAGGTCTGAGACAAGAAAAAGGTTTAGGGAACTTGAGAGATTAAAGCTAAAAAAGAAATCCATTGAGAATGGAGAAGAGTTTGTTGTCGAGTCTGGAAAAAAGATGAAGGTGAAAACTCCAAACGGGAAAGAAGCTTTGGTACACATGTACACTTTGGGTCAATTATGTGACATAGTCGGACTAAAGAAGGCTTCTGTAATAAATTGGATCAATTCGGGTAAATTACCTGAGTCAACTTACAGAAATCAAAACAATTGGCGACTCTATACAGATGATCAAATAAGAGCAATAAAGTCTGTAATTGATGCCGAAATGTCCATTTGCAATAGAAACAAGAGGTCATTAAGGATGACCAACAAATTATCTTCTTTGTTTTATGAGAAGTTTGATGAATTAGAGTTTGGTGTTAACCCAGAAAGATTAAAAGAGGTTTAATTTATGGAAGAAAAGAAAACTGCAGTAGTTAAAGTTTCCGCATGTACAACAATAAATCTTGGTAATTATGAGAATGCAAAAATTGAAGCGGGAATTGAGTTGCCTGTGCCTGCATCGCCTTCTAAAATCAAGAAAGGCTATGATGACGCATGGAAAGAGGTTTATCGGCAACTTGAGATGAAGGTTGCAGAGATAAAAAAAGGTCGTTCTAAATGAGTTTTAAAGACCTTCTAAAAGACATCAACAAAAGATACGGTGAAGACTGTATTGTACAAGCCTCTCAGTCTGATCGACTTGAAAAAAGAAATCGAATCCAAACGGGGATTTTGTCTTTTGATATAGCAGCAGGTGGAGGAGTTCCTTTAGGTACAATAATGACATTGAAAGGGGAATATTCAAGCGGAAAATCTGCTTTAGCTCATCGCATAGGCGCTGCATTTCAAAGGCATTGCAGAAACTGTGGTAATCCTATGATTGACTGGCAGGAGAACATTCAAGATGGATCACAAGTTGCTTGTTGCAAAAATCCAGAGAAGATGAGGGTTGTTTGGTTTGATGCGGAAGGGTCATATCAAAATGATTGGGCTACGAAGCTTGGGATGTTTCCAAATAACACATATGTCATTCGTACAGAGTTTGCAGAGCAGGGAATTGACATCGCAGACATGGCCATTCGGTCGGGTGAATGTGATCTACTAGTAGTTGACTCAATCGCTCACTTAACACCAAGTGTAGAAATTGAGCAGTCTTCGGAAAAGTGGCAAGTGGGAACGATGGCTCGATTGATGAACAAGGCCATGAGAAAGTGGGTGTCTGCTCAAAATGCAGTTGGTCTTGAGAAGAAGGTTGCACCAACAATTCTTTTGATCAATCAAATTAGAATGAAAGTGGGAGTGTTTTATGGAAACCCAGAGACTTCTCCAGGGGGAAAAGGAATTGACTTTGCGTCTTCGATTATCTGCAAAGTAAAGAAGAAGGGCTATATTGAAGAAACAAAAGGAGGAGTACCATTGGGTCAAGATATTGAGGTTGTCTTCCAAAAAAACAAAACTGCTCCACCAAACCGATCTGCATTATTTAGTCTTTTCTTCAAGGATACTGATGATTATTTTACTGGAGCTTCAAACATTGCAGAGCAAGTCATTTTATTTGCAGAGTATTGGGGTTTCATTGAAAGAAAAGGATCTTGGTATGTAATAGACGAAAATCACAGATATCAAGGGGCAAAGAAGGCGGGAGAGGCACTGTTAAATGACTACACATTGCTTTGCCAACTAAGAGATAAGATTATTGAAAAAGAAATAGGATGGCTTTCGGGAGGAGGCCAATGAAGAAAACTTCTTTAGGAAGTAAAAAACCTAAGCCAAGTTTTTTTGAAGAGGTCAAGAAAGACAATAAGTCACGTTCTGCAAGGCACGAGAACAGGCTTCAAGGTGTTTTGAGATCAAAGACAACCCCTAACAGTGGTGCTTTGCCAAATCTTTCTCAAAAAGGAGATCTACGAGATCAACTTTTTGTTTGGCAAGCTAAACTAACAGACAAAGACCGATTTACAATCACTTCTGACGTGATTGTGGAACTGAAAAGACAAGCGTCATTAACTGGTAAGTGGCCTGGTATCTGTTTGACTATAGAGGGGTTGCCGAATCATGTTGAAAAGGATTGGGTATGTATACCCGCAAATATATTTGCAGAACTAATTGACAACTATAAGGATACATGACAATAATCATTGTCTTTTCAACAACTTCAAGACAAAGGATATGACATGGAAGTGAAAAAGATAAAGGTAAGCCAAATCGACCTCAACTTAATTACAAATTCCAGAGTTAATATTGATGTTGATGATCTTGCAGAGAGTATTGCAACATCAGGGCTAAACAATCCTGTTGGAGTATGTCAGACTGTAGATGGCCGCTATGGTCTAGTTTATGGTTTTAGAAGATTCAATGCAGTATCTCGATTGGGTTGGGATGAAATTGATTGCCGCGTTATGAGTGGATTAGATCAATCAGAACTTTTGATTATGAATCTACAAGAGAATGTGAGTAGAAAGAACTTGAATCCTATGGAAGAGGCATTGGCAATTCAACGCATTCAAAATCTTGGCAGAGATGTAAATGAGTTTCGTAAAGAACTCGGTTGGTCTAAGACATTAATTAGTCAAAGATTAGCTTTACTTGAGATGTCTGAAGAAATTATTTACTCATTAAAAAACGATGATATCTCAGTCAATCAAGCGAGAGCAATAAATCAAGCTCCCGAAGATTTGCAAGAAGAGTTGATCGAATTAGCTAAGATCGGAACAACTGCTAAGTCTCTACGAGAAAAAGTAGACGAATTACTAGAATATATTCCAGATGATGATGAAATATTGATTGACGACGACGATGATGTCGTTCAAAGATTATTTGAAGAAGAGAATGAGGTTGATAATGAAGTTTTGGCAAATTCAATAGCTTCTATGTTAACAAATTTTGGATCTTTATTTAAGAATGAAACTGGCTACTACAAGTTTAAGATTGCTATAAAATCCATTGATTTCACAGGCATGTCAAACGAAGATCTTAACTCACTTAATACTGCTTTAGAGCGCTTAACAGGACCAGACTGCTTGAATCTTTGGGGGGGCTTTAATGAGCCTCGATAATTTATTTAAAATGATCCATAACCAAGGGAACATTGAAGACCCTTCGGTCTTGCCAAAAATTGAGCAGTTTTACTTACAGAAGTCCGAAGATCGAGACTATAATGTTATTTTGGATAAGATGACACGGTTTCACCCATCTTCCGTTTGCTATAACTCAGTTTGTTCAAGAAAGTATTCTATTGTTATGAATCGCAAACATTTTGGGGCAGAACTGAAGTTGACAGAGCCACACAAGACTTCATTGTTGCGTGTGTTTGACCACGGACACATGATACATGAGATGTATCAAGATAAGATACTTGCTAAGACAGGGTGTCTGTACGGAAAGTGGTATCACAGAGAAGACAACAAAATGATTGTAGAAGGGTTTTACCCTGGGGAAGGATGGTTGTACCAAGAGCCTCGAATGAAGTGGCCTGAATACAGAATGAGTGGCTATGTGGATGGGCTTGTTGTGATCGAAGGTAAGTGGTATGTCTTAGAGATCAAAAGCAGCAATTCCAATTCATTTAAGTATATAAAGTCTGTTTCAAAAAAACCTAGAGATTATCATATGAAACAGGCTATGCTTTATTGCTTTGCTCCAAATGATATTGAGAACGCAGGTGAGATTGAAGGTGCTATAATTCTTTATGTAAACAAAGAGACAGGGGAAGAGTTGGACTTCTTTGTTAAGAAAGATAAAGCAAAGATTGATCAAATATTAGAAGACATAGAGAATGCAATCTCTGCTTCTGAAAATAAAGAACTGCCTGGTCGAATAGAGGATTGTAAAACAATAAAAAGTCGATGTGCTAAAGAGTGTATCGCAAGAGACTTTTGCTTTAGTGAGGTGGCCAAATGAGTGATTTGATAGCAAAGAAATCGATAACAAAATTGGTTTCTCTAGGGTTAGATGTTCCACATGGAAGAGAAGAGCATCTAGGCTTTCCAGAAGATCTTTCGTCTATACACATAGACGACTTAGGTGTTCATTTGTCTTATTGGGCAAGCATGTGTTCTTATGTGCTTTATCAAATAAGTTTGGTTGAAGCAGAGCTAATTGTAAAGAAGCAGTCTTTAGAGGAAGAGTGTGACCTTCGGCTTTATTCTAAGATGAAGTCGTCTAATATAACTGCAACTCTAGCTAAGAGTGCAGTCGGTAGTTCTAGGTCTGTCTTAGAGCTTAAGAGATCGGTAGCACAAATTGAAGCGGACTTAAAAGTGTTAAAAGCAGTCTCTTTAGGGTATGATCTTAAGAACTCGGCAATAAGTCGAGAAATAAGCAGAAGACAACAAGAGAGGAATCTTAGAGATGACTAAAGGAACAATAAACTTGCGAGTAGCAGGAAGAAGCAGGGTCGATGCCGTTGCAGGATCTTGTGTTAAAAACATCGAAGAGGGTAAGTCTGTGACATTGACTGCGATAGGTGCAGGTGCAGTCAATCAAATGCTAAAGGCTATCACTATCGCTCGATCCATGGGAGCAAGTAGCGGACTAGATATCTACTTCAAATCGGGGTTCGCTACTGAAATCATTGGGGGCGAAGAGAAAACTGCATTAAAAGTATTTTTACATACAAAGTAGGTTGCCATGTTTACGATTGTGTATAAAATACAAATGCCATCAGGAATACTTATTTTTGAAGTAGAGCTGATGATAACAGACCTTGATGATCAAGGTAATGGAGTCAATGCTAAAGAACTAAAGCAAGTGCTTACTGAGTGGTGGGAATCGGATAGTCCCAAAGACACTCCAGAAGAAGCTTGTCTTGGTGCTTGGGCAACGATTACTGATTATTTAGTCAATACAAAACAACATCCACGAGTTCAATGCTCTGAAGTTTTTTTAGAAACATCTGGACTCAAAATTTCATTTAAACCAACAGAAGACACATGGAGTAAGCTAGATGTCTGAGTACAAAGAAAATGTCGATGCATTTGACAACGAAGAAGAAATCATTGAAGCATCTGAACCACAAGTTGAAAGTCCTTCACAAGTTGAAAACCCTTCACAAGAAGAAGTCTCATCTGAAATTGATGAAGACGTTGAAACTGCAGTTCTGTTAATTCTAAAGAAGAGTGGGGCAGTTTTGCCTATTTCTGATTTAGATAACTTGAAAATGGAGCGAAAAGCTACTGCACATGATGTTTTGCGTATGTGTGCAGACGTACAAGACCAAGTCTCTTCTATTCGTGTTGTGGGCGAGTTAGCTCAAATTTTCCAACATCTTACCCAAGAGAATCTCAAAGCAGTAGCACATTTATTGTCTAGTAAGATGAAAGAGAATATCCAATAGTAATATGTTATATTAAGGGTATACGTTTCACAAAGGAGTTTTGTATGCCCAAAAAATATGACGATTCATGGTTTGTTCCACCAAAAGGAGTCCGAACTGCAGCAGAGCGTGGACTTAAAAACAGAAAAAAGTACGGACGAGGTGGTTTATCAAATAAACAAGCCTCAGAACAAGGAATTGGTTCTGGGGTCCAACGTGCCGTAAATTTAAAGAACGGAAACAAGGTTTCTCCTCAGACGATAAGAAGGATGAAATCTTTCTTCGCTCGACATGAAAAAAACAAGAACTCTCGTAAACCAGATGGTTCGCCAGGAGCGGGAAAAATTGCTTGGGATCTTTGGGGTGGAGATGCAGGAAAGCGTTGGGCAGAGTCAGTTGATCGAAAGATGAAGAGAGCGGACGAACAGGTTAAAAAGAAATAATTAATATGACTTTTCAACAAAAGGATAAGACATGAAACTGTGTTTTAGTGGATTCACTAGAAAAGCACACTTAGACGTAATCAAAGAAGCTCAAGTAAAGTCAGTAGTACTAGATTATGATTGTGATCTACACCGTAATCCTGATCTAATCGATACTTTTGATTTTGTTATAATTAATTACTCTCTAAATAAACTTTGGAGTAGATACAAGTATCTTTGGGATGAGTCGAGTGCTAAAAGACAAAAGCAAACAAAAAATAAATCTATTGAAGAACTTCAATTGGGCTTCATGGAGCGAGCAAGAAAAGAACTAAGGATATATTTGGATTGGGTATCAAAACAGCATGTTGACATTATTGCGTATCCGTCAATCCCAGTAGATGTCGGATATGATAGCCTTTGGAAAGAGTATGGACTATTAGATAAAGCAATGCCTACGATTACATCTACTGATCAAATCAAGTCGTACTTGGCTAAGTACGCATATGTTGGTTATTCTAAAGATCTTGAACTAGAAGAACTCCAAGGAGAAGTGTTTTCAAATATTAGGAAGCACAAAGAGTCTGGTGTAAAAATTCATGGTTGGGGTAGGTCTTCAAAGAAGGATATTACATCAGGTATATTCTTCTCAGTTGACTCTTCAACTTGGACTGGTGGCGGTAGGTATGGAAATACGTATCACTATGTAGGAAACATGAAAATGATTACTCATTCATCTAAACGAGGCAGAGGCAAGGAAGTTAGAGAACAGTTTGCTACCGAGTGTCTTAAGTATGGGGTAGATCGAGATGGTTTTTTAAACGATGACCAACATCAAGTTGATCTATGGAATTGTTATCAATGGAAAAAGTATTCAATGGACTCAGAGCATGTTGGTGGCTATTGGACTAAACGTCAATTGCCTTCTGAAAATAAATCAATTATTAAATCAGAGTCTAAAGCACTTGACCAAATTTTTCATTCAACAGCTCTTGCAAATGGAAATGGTTTTGGTGCATCATTAAGATCTTGTAATTCGTGCTTCCTAAGTCCGAATTGTCCGGTTTATGTACCAAATTCTCAATGTAATTTATCAGCAGACCCTAAGGTTAATACACCACAAGATCTGCAATCTCTAGTAAACAAGGTCATTCAAATCCAGGGAGAACGAGTTCTCTTTGCATCTTATGCAGAAAAGATCCAAAACAATGGCATCAATCCTGAGGTGTCAAATGAAGTTCAGACTTTAATGCAAGTGATGAAGGATGCGAAGGAGGTTCTTGCACCCTCAAGTGATGACGAGATAATGATAAAAGCAAAAGGAGCAGGTGTAATTTCCAGACTTTTTGGTGGATATGGAAGAAGTGGGGGCGGAGGTTCTCGTCCTTCACAATCAGAGAAAATAATTGACGTTAGTCCGATGGAGAAAGATGATGAGTGATTTCCCAAATCAGCTCGGTGAATTAGTATATTTAAGATCATACGCAAGATGGCTTCCAGAAGAAAAAAGACGAGAAAATTGGTCTGAAACAGTAGATCGTGTATACAAATTTTTAATTAAGCCTCAAAATATTGAGGAAACCTTAAAACTAGAGCTAAAAGAAGCAATTTTGAAACAAGAAGTAATGCCTTCGATGAGAGCCTTGTGGTCTTCAGGGGTATTTGCTACAACGGATAATACTGCTATTTACAATTGCTCGTTTATGCCAATTGATAACTTAAAATCGTTCTCTGAACTGATCTACATTTTAATGCAAGGAACAGGTGTTGGTTTTTCAGTAGAGAAGAAGTTTGTAGACAACTTGCCAACGGTTTCTCCTTCAGTAGAAGTAGAAGAAGAATTAACAATTTATCAAGTCCAAGACTCCTCTGAAGGTTGGGCAGATGCAGTTTATTTTGCAGTCACTTCTGCGTTTAGAGGACATGCATTTGAAGTAGACTATTCCTTAGTTCGACCAAGAGGGTCAATACTTAAGACAAAAGGTGGACGAGCAAGTGGTCCTGAGCCTTTGATTGCTGCAATCAATTTTATCAGAGAAACAATTCGTAATGCTTCGGGTCGAAAGCTAACATCAATTGAGTGTCACGATATTTGTTGTTCTCTTGCAGAGGTGGTCGTTGTTGGCGGGGTAAGACGGTCTGCAATGATCTCATTTAGTGATCCAGACGACACAGAGATGAGGCACGCAAAAGATTGGAAGAAAGCTTCATTTCCTTTGCGTAGATATATGTCAAACAACTCCGCATATTTTGCAGAGAAACCACCCAAAGAGGTTTTTGATCGAGAATGGAAACAATTAGCTGAATCGGGTTCAGGGGAACGAGGGTTGTCAATTGATAACTGGTGGAAGAAAGCAGTTAGACCAAAAGGCGAGGTAAGGTCAAACCCTTGCCATGAAATTGGTCTAAGATACAGAGAGGCCGTTGATCCATGGACAGGTGAAGGTGGAGGTGGGCAGTTTTGCAATTTATCTGCAGTAGTGGTGCGATCCGAGGACACAAGAACTAGCCTGCTTCGTAAAGTGGAGCTTGCAACATGGCTAGGGTGTATCCAAGCCACGTTTACTAATTTCCCCTACCTTCGACCAACTTGGACAGACTTATGTAAAGAAGACCGTTTGATTGGTGTTGACTTGACGGGGCAGTGTGATAACCCAGAATTAATGAATAACCTCGACTTCTTGTCAAGATTGAATGTTAGAGCAGTAATGACCTCAAAGAAAGCGGCAGAGGTTCTAGGCATAAATGAGCCTGCGGCAGTGACTTGTGGTAAGCCAAGTGGGAATACTTCTCAAATGCTAGACTGTGCAAGCGGATTCCATCCCCGCTATAGTAAATACTACTTTAGACATATTCGAGTAAGTGCAGATGATCCATTGTCGGATTTGTTGAAAAGTCAAGGAGTACCCATGTTTAAAGAGGTCGGCCAACAGGATTTGCCTTCTGAGCAAGTAAAAACTTGGGTTGCTCGCTTCCCTGTCGAATCTCCCGAAGGATGTATGACCAGGGATGATGAGACTTCTTTTGATCAAATGGACAGATATCTGAACATTATGAATACATGGTGTCGATATAAGGGACACAATCAGTCGGCAACTATCTATGTTAAGAATGATGATTGGGATAAAGTAGGCCAATGGGTGTGGGATAACTTCGATGACATTATTGGTTTGTCGTTTCTTCCATATGATGGAGGTAAATATCAACTTGCTCCTTATGAGGAGATAACACAAGAGCAATACGAAGAGGAAATTAAAACTTTCCCGAATATTGACTATACTAAGCTAAGTGATTTTGAAGAATATGATATGGGGGAAGGTAGTTTTGAAATAGCTTGTACCGGTGGAGCTTGTGAATTGTGATAAAATCAAACACGTTTCTAATCAATGCGTGTGAGATATAAAAATGGCTAAAAAATGGCTAAAGAAAAAAGATGCTATTAAAGCTTTAGGGTTAACAGGCCCTCAACTCAGATATAGATCTGAAGTTAAGGGAGACATAAAGAGAAGAAAAAAAGACGGAGTTATTGAGTACAGGGTTCAAGATCTTGTAGAGGAATCAATCGAAGAGACTCCTGAGCCTTTTTTCTTTGATGAAGATGCAAGTGGTTATCATTATGATCCAAGTGCAGAACAATACCTTTTCTTTAATTTACCAGATCAACCACCTGTAGTAAGAGTAAGTCGCCAAAAGATTGAGTCTTTAATAAAAGACTATTCAAATGAAACGGGAGGTCTTACAGTAAATCAAATTGCAGGTAAATATAAGCTCAGTCGGCCTTCAGTGCAGAGAATCTTGTCATACATGGGTAAGACACATGATTCCTCTCCATTTACAAACGAGAAGCTCCAGGAATACTCAGAAGACGATCTAGTTGCAGATTTACTTAGATCAAAAGAACAAAGAGTCTTAGTTAAAGCTCAACAAAAAAGACTTACACTGTCTCAAAAAAAACTAGACGACATATATTTGGTCAAAGAGTTTGTAAATGAAGTAGCAGACAAAATAAAAACCGTATCGCTTCCAAAATTGAGTTCTAAGGCCATTAAAAACAAAAAAGGCACATACACTGCAGTGATTGGCTTAACTGACCTCCACATAGGAAAGAGAGGCATTGACGGCTTCAATAGTCAGGTAGCATCAAATAGGGCGTTAAAAACGACATCGATAGCTAGAGAAAAAGCATTAAGTATGTGGGGAGTTCCTGATCAATGGGTTATTACATGTGGAAGCGATATGCTACATGTAGATAACTATCGAGGAACAACTGAGCGAGGAACTCCAATGGATACAGATACCGATCCCGTTTCTATGCTTGCAATTGCATACGCAACAATGGAAACAATTATTGAACAATTGAAGCAAACCGCACCTGTTAAGGTGGTAGCTATATCGGGTAATCACGATAGGCTTCTTTCTTCAGTTTTGGGAATGATGTTGTCAGCTAGGTACACAAGTGAAGATTCTGTTTCTATTATTGATGGATCAAAAGGTAGTTCATATATTCGATATGGAAAAACACTTTTAGGATTTAATCATGGGGACACTATCAAACATGAGAAGTTGCCAAATATTATGGCAGGAGAAAGACCTAAAGATTGGGGTGAATGCCAAGGTAATTGGGAATGGTTTACTGGCCACTTTCATTGTTTAACTTTAAAAGTACATGAGTACAATGGCTGTCGCGTATGGGTCATGCCTGCTTTATCTGGCACAGACAGGTGGCATAAGCTTATGGGGTACAATCTTAATCGAAACCAATTAGCAATATTTAAAGTAGAACCAAACAATGGGGTTTGCGCTTTAGAGTTGATCCAAGGAAAAGAGAAATAATGAGAGTAGATATTTATGATGACAATATTGGTTGTGTTGAATTAATTGATTTCATGGGAGATGACCAACGGGCGGTGGCAAGTGCAAGGGTATCTTTAGCAAAAGATACTGAGACACTAGATCGTGATATGAATGAAAGAGACTTGAAGTTGATGCGTTTCTTAATTAGAGAGTATCACACTTCTCCTTTTGAACATTCAACGGCAACGATGCGCATAGTTTGTCCTTTATTCTGTAGATCTCAAATTATGCGGCACAGGACATTTTCATTTAATGAAGTCAGTAGAAGGTATACTTCAGAGGATCTCAGATTTTATGTTCCAACTTTATTAAGAAAACAAGCCCAAAAAAATCTTCAGTGTTCAACAAACGAAGAGGTAGAAGATCCATCTCTTTATGATCTTTATGTGCAAAACACAAATTATGCTCTAGCTAACTATAATAAGTTGATTGAAGGAGGGGTGAGTCGAGAGCAGGCAAGAATGATTTTACCGCAGTCTATGTACACAACCTTTTGGATGACTGGCAATTTATTGAATTGGGTAAAATTTTTAAAATTAAGATTAGATGAACACACTCAACATGAAACTAGGTCTGTTGCAAAAGGGGTTTATATGTGTTTGGCAAACGTATTTCCTTTAACAATGAGTGAGATGTTGAAAAGTCAAAAAGGAGTTATTTTATGATGACTCGTATAAAACTAAAAGCTAAAAACATGAATGTAAAATTCAAGGAGTTAGCAGATCTCGCAGGGATTTCTTATACTTATACTGTTCAGATTTTGGCAGGAAAGCGAAGACCGAGTGTTGAAGTAGCAAAGAAGTTAGCAGTAGCTTTTAATAAAATTGTGGGTAAAGAAGAAGTATTTGCAAAAGATTTCAATCCTAAATCATAGTTAAACTGAGTTTTGATAACATCAAGTGTACATACAAACAATGGAGGCTGTATGCTTGAGTTAAAAACTATAGAGTGCAGTAAAAAAACTGTAGATCAACTCCACAGGGTAGGCTCTTTAGATATTGAAGACTATTCTCTTGACCCAAATTCTAATTATTTTCTTTTCAAAGGAGAAGACGGCTCATCGGGTATCGCATGTGCAAATGGAGATTACTTAAAACGTGTGAATATGAAAGGTGTCTCTTTTTCTGGAATGAAACCCAAAGATATAACGCAGTCTTGTTTTTTTCATGCATTGAAAAACTACGATCTTGTTGTTGGATTAGGGGCGGCAGGTACAGGTAAGACCTCGCTTTCTTTAGCATATGCATTGCATCAGCTTTTTAGAAAAGATATGAATATCGTTTTGTGTAAGCCCACGATTTTTGTGGGGCAGAAAAGTAATGCAATTGGTGCAATACCTGGAGACCACAGAGAAAAACTTGCAGGATACATTGATTCATATCTAGTTAGCATGAGAAAGATATTGGGAGATTCTGCAGAGCATCATTTATATCAAATGGAAGAAGAAGGAAAACTGCAATTTCAACCTTTGGAGTTAATTCGGGGTATGCATTTTGAAGATACAGTTTTGATCATTGATGAAGCACAAAATTGTTCTCCACATGAATTAATGTCAATTATTTCTAGGGTTGGTGAAAACTCGACTTGTATTGTCCTAGGAGATCCTTCTCAAATAGATTCTGGTTCTCGATGGAAGGAAACAGGGTTGTTTGTGTTAACATGCAGTGATGCTTTTTTTGATAGTGAGTTTTCAATAGGCATCAAGCTTACTGGGCAATACCGGGGGCCGATGGCTACTTTGGCTTCAAATGTATTGAAGGAGCTACAGGAAGTTGAAGACAGATTTATAGATTCGGATACACTTAATTATGAATGATAAAATAGGCGAAATTGTTGAAGTGGTATTAGAGGGTAATAGATTCCCTGCTGTTATTGTTGGTGTCTTTAAACACACATATGGAGTGCAATGTTTGTTTTATGATAACTATTACTTAATTCCTCATTCCTTTGTATCTTTTGTCAACATAAATAAACATTATTATGTCCCACACGATTAAAAGTTGTTGAAAAGACTTTTTTTATTTTTTTCGATAATGAAGTCCAAGTGCTTCTTTAAGTATATCTTCTTTATCTCTTGATATGTCTATATCAATAAAAAACTCAGAAAGGTTAATTCCAATTTCTGCTGCTTCAACTTGTATTTTTAGTTGTGCAGCAAAAGGTTGTCTTCCATCATAAATTTTGTTTAAAGAAGACCGAAGATATATCTCTAAATATTCTCCGTTTGTTGCACTAGAAACACTAGGTGTTGCCCAGTTTACTTTTTTTTTTCAACTTGTGTTGGTAAATCAGACTCTAACCCCTTCAACGATCTGCCACTTGAGCCTTTGTAATCCCTTGTTTGAGGGGTTGCCCAAGGTTTTTTGGGGTAGGCTTCTTCGTTGATAACTTGATTATTTATTCCTTGTTGCTTTGAATTTGGACCTCTTTTTTTAAAATCTGAAGCGGTTGGAGTAGCCCATCTTTGAGTTTTTTTCTCTTCTATCTCTGCTTCTAATAACAAGTTTGATGATGCTCTTGCTCCTGAGGGCCTATACGCCGGTCCACTTTGATTCCAAATCGTTCCATCTGCATTATACAGTTTGTTCGTATTCTCAGAAGGAGTATGAACTCTAGGTGTAGACCAATTTTTTAGCTCTTGTTCACTTGGTACTTTTGCAGAAGGATTCTGTTGAAAGTAAAAATTTAATTTTTTAGCAACTTCTACTTTATAAGGGTCTACCTGCTCTTGTAAAGTATGAGGAGCAGTCCTACCTCTTCTACCTCCTCCAGTTAAGTTTTTTATCATTGAGTCAACAGATCTGTTTTCTATTGTTGTCATTGTTGTCGGAGTTGACCAATTGTTTCCACATGATTCTGATTGCTTTTGTTGCCGTTCCTGGAACAACTCCATTTCCGAGCATTCTGAGTTCATCTGTTCTATTGTCAGTACGTGTGTACAATTCGGAGATGTCCACCCCACAGGTACACCCATCAAGGTCTCCACCCAACGAGGATTCAATCTCCCCACATACGACCCCATGTGAGCTTGATCCGGCAGTAGGTTTCGTGGGTTCTTTTCTTGACTGTGTTTGGGGTACTTCCCCTTCCAATCCCGACTTGCCGGTGTGGCCCATGACTGTTCTTGGGGGTTCCCACGAGTATTGACCAACTCCTCTTGCTGCGGGGTAAGCAACCCATCTTTCATTTGGCAAACCTGGTTGTCTAGTCTGAACTGCCACTCCTTCTTGAACTTCCCCTCTTTTGTCAACACGTTCGGCTCTCCATAATTGCTCATCGTTGATCTCGGAGTCCCCCAAGATAGGTCTGAATCCTCTAGAGAGTTTTGAAGTAATAAAGTCTCTTCCTTGCTTGTTGAGTCTTGAATTGACACCAAGTATAAAGACTCGTTTTCGTTGATGGGGCGCACCGACTTCACTCGCTGAGAATACGCCTGCCGTTGCTTCGTAACCCAATCTTTCCAACTCTTTGAGGACATGGTGCAGAACACTTGTTCCTTCTGGGTCAGCCCATGTGTTTCCTTTGAGCTTTGAGCTGATGATTCCTTCAACGTTTTCAAAGAAAACAATGGGAGGTCTTCCCAACTGTTTGATTCCTTCAACGATGTACGGCCACAGGTGTCTTGGGTCTTCACTTCCATCCCTTCTTCCTGCTTGACTAAATGGCTGACAAGGGAAGCCTCCACTGAGGATATCCACTTTTCCATTAAAGAGTCCCCAATTGAAGGTTTTAAGATTCGTCCAAATAGGAGCGACATCAATCCACCCTTTTTCCATCTTAGCAACCAAGTTTTGGCAGACGAAGGTTTCGATCTCCACATAAGTGACTGTTCGGATAGGCAAGCCAGCTCGTTTAAATCCGAGGTCAATTCCTCCGTATCCGGAGCAGAGGGAGATATGGGTGAGTTCGGAAGGTTTTTTGGTAATATCCACATTCATTGTAGTCCTTTCATGTAGTTTGTCTTAAGCGTTTTCTTGCTCTATATAAGCGTACTTTGTACGCAGATTCGGAAACCCCGATTTCTTTTGATGCTTTCTCAGCTTTGATGCCTTTAACAGCATTAACAATTACATCTTTATCAAAATCATTAAGTTTATTAAAATTATCTATAACAGTATTAAGTTCGGTTTTGTCAATAAATTTCTTTTCTGGTGTTGAGTAATCAATTAGTTCTAGGTCGAAAAAGCGTGTTATTTGCTTATCTCTGTACGTATCTCTTCGTAGTTTTTCATTGCATAGGTTTTTTGCTATTTTATATATCCAAGTACTTAATTTACACTTTTTTTTAAATTTATGAACATTTGCTAAAGCTAATACAAATACATCCTGTGTAAATTCTTCAGAAGTAAATCGATCATAATACGGAGTAAAGATTGCCATGATTTTGTATTTTAGTTTTGGATACAAGGCTTCAATTTCTTTCTTCACTTTTTTTTCCTTTTAAGGTTGTTGAAAAGTCTTTAACTATATTAAGAACACTATCTAAAATATTTTCTTTACTATCTGATCCATTTATCAATACAATTTCAACCCCTTTAGCTCCCATATCCTCAAGAAAAAGTTCATAGGCTACTTTTTGGCGCAACAGGAAACCATAGTTAACATCTTGATCAATATTTCCACGGGCTTTAACTCGACTCATAGCTTGCTCAGTTTCAATATCAAGAAAGAAGATCACATCAGGCAAAGGAGATGATTCAAGAAAAATTCGGCGTGCCTCTAAATAAAGGTCAAATTCAGAGCAAGAAAGATCACCATAAGAAAAACCAACTCTAGCAAACACACTATCAGACCAAACACTTCGATCATAAACATTGATCATACCAGGCAAAGAATCCCGCCATTGGTTATACCTAGACTTCAAAAACTTTATCTGAGTTAAAAACCCATTATCTACTTCACTTTCAAACATAATGGCCTCGTCAAAAACATTAAAATTTTCGGCGCACTGAAGACCTTTAACTAAACTACTTTTACCAACTCCCATAATCCCTTCCACACATATGCGAATTGTCATGCTTACTCCCTATCAGAATATATAAAACATTTATCTATACCATCACATTTTGCCCCCAGAATCAACAACACTAAAACACCCCCAAATTTCGCCGCAATTTGACAAAATAAAAATCATAAGACATAATCAATACAAATTATAAAAAATATAACAAATAACACATATTAACTATAACTCTCAGTATCTCTATAATATCAAAATATTAATAAATACTACAAATACCCTAGCACTTACTCAATTCTCTATACCAATACATGATTGTACTCGTATAGTTCAAGGCCGTTATACGTAGCCTTTATTGGCCTCTATTTTGCCCTCAAACAAACGATTTGATCTAA